CAATACTTAAAGTTGAAAAGGAAAATGAATCTGATTTACGCCACCCCCCAGTCTTTTATAAGTTTTGTTGAAAAAGTTTTACCTTTTGCTTTGAACTTCTGGGAATGATTGAGATATTACTATAGATACACTAGCTGTGCTGTGTGATGTACTGATGTGGTCAGTGTATGTACGTTGTATGATGATGATATGATATGATGATGATGAGATGCAATGCAATAGCAATAGCGAGCGAGCGCAGCGAGCAATGCGTATAGCATACAGACTGGACACGAAGTACTATTGATAATATAAGTGTAAGTAAAATATTAAATGTGAGAGTATGACTTACAAAACGAATACGACGTTGTCGTGATAATATAAGTGTAACAAATAAATAATTTAACTATGACTATCAATCAAGAATTAATCGAAAGAATTAAAGACTTACAAGAATTTTGTGAACTACATGGCTATCCATTGAGTGAAGTCTTAGAAGAAGAATAAGGGTTATACTGTAGGGGAAAGTCCCACAAAGCAAACGGTTAAAGATGCATGTTACAAAAAAGTAAAAGCCACGTATAAGGTGTTTCCTTCGGCTTATGCTTCTGGTGCAATCGCTAAATGCAGAAAGAATAAATAATGGCTGTTCGTAAAACTGAAAAAGGGGCATCGTTGAAAAGATGGTTCCAGGAAAAGTGGACCGATGAGGAAGGCAACCCATGTGGTTCAACCAAGAACAAAGGAGTTAAAGCTTGTCGCCCTTCAGTTAGGGTTAACAAAGATTCTCCAAAGCCTTGGGGTCAAATGACGCAAGCAGAAAAGACAAAAGTTGTATCAGCTAAAAAGAAAGTTGGTATGGGTGCTAGAAGATCTAGTAAAAGTAATGTTTCATAATTAAAGATATAATAATGGCAGTAGCAAAGAAAACAAGTCCGTTAAAAAAAACAGCAGCTTGGACACGCAAGGAAGGTAAAGATCCTAAAGGAGGATTGAATGCAAAAGGAGTTGCGAGTTATAGAAGAGAAAACCCGGGTAGTAAATTACAGACAGCTGTAACTAAAAAACCAGCTGAGTTAAAACCTGGTAGTAAAGACGCAAAGCGTAGAAAATCTTTCTGTGCTAGAATGTCTGGTATGCAGGGACCTTTGAAGGATGAGAAGGGACGACCGACTAGAAAAAAACTTGCATTAGACAAGTGGAATTGTTAATAAACTAAATATATAAATATGGCAGGAATAATCGCATATCCAATGGCAACACCAGAAATGGGTGATTTGTTATTGGGTACAGAAATAAAAGAAGAAGGTTCAGCACATTTAACTAAGAACTTTGCAATGGATGCAATACGAGTTTTATTTGCTCAACAAACACCAATACAAGTTGCTGATACATTAATTGCATCAAGCACTAATACAAACCTGGAAGCTACTGCAGGCACTACTGATTATATACGTTTGGGGCAAAATGTTAATGCCACAACAGCAGACGTGTATTATATTGAGCAGACAGGCAGATATATATTTAAACCGGGTTTATATTTTATAAAATTCAAAGCACAAGTAAGTACGGTAAATATAGATGGGCCTGGCCATTTATATATAGGTAAGTTTTTTAATGGAGAAATGATTGATACGCCAACAATGGTTAGTGTGCCATATATTCCTGGGTCTACAGCTTATTCGGAAAGTTTTTGGTTAACAGTTGAAAATGAGGACGACTTCTTAACTTTTGGTATAACAGCAATAGAATTAGAAGGATCTCAACCGGCTGCTTTGGCATGCCCAGACGTAAACACAAATGGATGGACAAATCATTCTTCAATATTCACAATTGACATACAAAAAGTAAATCTAGTATAATATGGCAATAATCTATAGCTATCAACGGAATACAGACATACTAGCTACAGATCTTGTTATAGGTTCATCAACTAAGGTTGTAAACGGTAAAAAGAAAAATGTAACTAAGAACTTTGAAATAGGTACTATTGCTGAATTCTACAATGAGATAAGCGCTATTGCTATTGCTGGTCAAAACAATTTCTTTTTCCAAAATCAAATTGCTCCGGGTAGAAAGCAAGGATCGATTAGTTTTATAAACGGGAGTGGTACTGGTACGCCTTTCAATAATATAACAATATTACGATTAAGTAAGTTTGCTACTTCTGGTAATCTAATAATAGACTATATAAATACATTAGTTAACCAAGCTATTATTATTGCACAATGTGATGATTTGAATAACTTCGGTATATATAAGTTTAATAGCATATTACCAGTTCCTGGCCAACCTAATTTTGTGGACATCGTAATAGAATCGGTTGATGCGCATGGAAGCATATTACAAGATAAATTCTACGCTATTGCGGTATATCCAGGATTTGTTAATCCAGACATTGATCCAAATGTAGGTGATAAGAATTTTGTATACACTCAAGCTGTAGCATCTGCTTCATGGAATGTGGTACACAACTTAGATAAATTCCCGTCTGTATCAATAGTAGATGACGACAACAATCAAGTATACGGTTCTGTTGTATATAATACGGTAAACGATTTGACAATTACATTCACAGCCCCATTTTCGGGTAAAGCATATATAAATTAATAATTATGGCAATACAATATTTAAGTAGTATAAATTTAACTACAAATCAATTACAGTATGCGGTTATACAACCAGCTACAACTGATCCTACTTTGTATACACCTGCTGAAGGACAGGTATACTATAACTCAGTAAATAAAAAATTAAAGCTTTATACCGGCACCATTAGTGGCTGGGTAGATGTTGGTGCAGGAGTAACTTCCTTTGCCGCGACAGATGGCACATTTATAAATCTAACACCTAATACAACACAAACAGGTGCTGCTACATTAATTGCTGATCTTAGTGCTACCGGAACACCGGACAACACAAAGTATTTAAGAGGTGATAATACTTGGTCACCTGTTAGTGGTATATCAGGCACAACTTATGACTTAGACACTATTCAGGTAGCAAGTAACGTTGCTATTGTTTTAGTTGGCTCAGATTCTACTACAGATACGGTAACTTTAGTTGCTGGTACAAATATAACCCTAACCGATGATGGCGCTGCTAATATAACTATAGATGCTGCAAACCCTGATCAAACAGTAACATTAACGGGTGAGGTTACTGGTACAGGTACAACTAGTATATCTACAACTGTTTCAGACGGAGTTTTAGATGTTGCTAATTTTAATGCAGCAGCAATTGTAACAGCAGTAGAAGGAATTGAAAATAATAATAACGATACTACATTACCAACAAGTGCCGCTGTAAAAGCTTATGTCGATGCAGCTGTAGTTGGGGGATTAATATACCAAGGAGGATATGATGCAGCGACAAACACTCCCAACTTAGATTCTCTTCCTACAATTCCTGGAATTAAAAGGGGTTGGACATATACTGTTACGGCAGATGGTACTTTCTTCTCAGAGGTTGTTAGAGTTGGAGATGTATTAATTGCTGAAATCGATGCTCCTACTACATTAACAGATTGGACTACGGTTCAAAATAACATTGATCTAGCTAGTTTAACTCAAGTAGGTATTGGTAACGTAAATGCGGGAACAGGTATTGATGTATCTTATTCTTCTGGTACGGCTACTGTAAGCGTTCAAGCCACTTCATACGCTACAACGATTAGTGCTACTGCAACAATCACACATAATTTAGGAACAAGAGATGTAATAATACAATTATATGATACTGTAACTTATGAAACTGTATATTCTGATAATGTAAGAACAACAACAAACACGGCTACAATAACGTTTGCTTCAACGCCAACAAATCCTATAAGAGTAGTAGTACAAAAATAAAATTTAATATATGAAATTTAAAAGCGATATAGAGGTCCAAGCGGGTCTGAAGGATTCTTCAGGTGCCCTTGGTACTTCTGGGCAAATACTATCTTCAACTAATGGCAATGTTAGTTGGGTAACGCCCACAGTAAATACGGTTGCCAGAGATGTTCAGAACGAAGTTAAAGCAGGTGTCGCTATTAATAAAGGGCAGGCTGTATATGTAACAGGTGCTGATGGAACAAACATAATTGTAGGATTAGCTTCTAATACTTCTGAGGCAACCTCATCAAAAACTTTAGGCTTACTTAATGCAACAGTAGCTGTTAATGGTTTTGCGGATGTTGTACAGATAGGTAGATTATCTGGATTGAATACAATTGGCGCTGTAGTAGGAGATCCAGTATGGTTAGGTACAAATGGTAATCTTATTTATGGATTAACTAACAAACCTTATGCTCCTGCTCATTTAGTTTTTATTGGAGTTGTTACTAGAGTTAATGCTAACAACGGCGAAATATTTATAACGGTACAAAACGGGTTTGAATTAAAAGAAATTCACGATGTTGATATTATAACAAATGTACCCATTAACGGAGATGTGTTGGGATATGATGGAACATTATGGGTTAATAAAACAATTGCTGAATGGTTAGGATTCACACCTGCTAATGCGAGTGGTACAACAAATTATGTTTCTAAATTTACTGGAGCAAACTCATTAGGAGATAGTCAATTATTTGATAATGGCACAAATGTAGGTATTGGAACAAATTTACCGCAAGCTACATTACAAGTCGGTAATGGAACCGGTGTAAAGTCCATATATGTTACAGGCAGTGGTACAAACCTTGGGCTAGGTGGATTAAGTGTATCTTTCTTAGGATTTGCAACGGGTACTATATCTACAGTGAACACATCAGGAGCAGTTCCATTAGGCGTGGGTACTAGATCAACTCAGCCATTGATACTAGGCACAAACAACGCGGAAAGAATGCGAATTGATTCAAGCGGAAACGTAGGTATAGGAACAACAAGTCCTGCAAAAAAACTTGACGTAAATGGAGATGCTTTAATAAATAGTTTGACAATTGGTAGAGGATCTGGAAGTGTAAGTACAAATACTGTTTTTGGGTATCAAGCATTAAATTCAAATACATCATCAACAGATATTATTTCTATAGGGTATAGATCACTTTACTCTCTTGTTAATAACACAAATAATATCGCTATTGGAAATACTGCATTATATACTAATTACGGAGGAACTTATAATTTAGCAATTGGACATCAATCACTTTATTCTCTTACTTTAGGTAATTATAATACAGCAATTGGAAATCAATCACTTTATCTTACAACAACGGGATCAGGAAATGTTGCTATAGGATTGGGTACGTTGGTAAACAATACAACCGGTAATTTCAATACAGCTGTTGGTGCAAATGCGTTAAATGAACATATTGCTAGTGGAAACACGGCTGTTGGTTATTTAGCGTTGGCAGGAGCACCAGGATCTAGTGGTGGAAACAATGTGGCAGTAGGAGCAAATTCACTTAGCAGTAACCAAACAGGTAGCAGTAATATAGCTATAGGTTGGTATGCTTTAAACTTAAATACAACCGGAGCAAATAATGTAGCTATTGGAGATGGTTCTTTATTATCAGTTACTTATAGTAATTCGAATGTTGCTATAGGAGGAGGTTCTTTAGGCAATTTATTAGATGGAGATTCTAATACTTGCATAGGGAGTGCGTCAGGTGGAATGTCAACGAGTTCTGTAGGCATGACATTAATTGGATATGATTTAAAATATAAGCCTAGTACATTAAATACACCTTTATCAAATAATGAATTAGCTATATCACAATATTGGAGTGAGTCACCAGGTAGACCCCATTTTTATGCTCCTGATAAAATATTTATAGATGCATCTACTAATACTGAAATACTCTCAGTTAGTTCAGACGCTTATAATGCTTTTTTTATTGATTATTCATTTGATGATGCGAGTGGTAATTTAAGAGCTGGTACAATAAAATGTATTTTTACTAGCTCAGGTGGTTTTCAATATCAATTAGACGATCAGGCAACAAATAGCATTGGGACTACAGCGGACCTTACATTTGATGTGATAGATGATGGAAGTCATAACGCGGTTTTGCGGGTGGTTAATGTAGGAGGAGCATCGTCTTATATTAGATTTACATCAAGACTTTTATTTAAAACAATATAATATTATGAGTAGAAGAGAAAAAATAGATCTATTTTTAAATAAATGGGTTAGTAGAAAGCTTACGGTATTTGCTGTAGCTTCTGCCGGTCTATTTCTTAAAACGGTAGATTCACAGGATTGGGTTATAATAGCTACAACATATATTGCTGTAGAAGGAGCAACTAATATAGTAGAACGTTTAATGAAAGTAAGAAATGACAACCAAGGAAACAATATCTAAATATGGCAAGCCAAATGTAACTGGTGAAGGTTATCTTGTAACTATATTATTGCCATACCCAATGCGCTTAGCTTGGGACAACGACACTATTGTTACAAAAGTAAGATGTCATAAATTAATTTCGGGTAGATTATTAGCTGTTTTTAATGAGATACATAGAGTATATGGTTATGCTAAAATAAAAGAACTGGGTATAGATTTATTTGGTGGTTGTTTTAATTATAGAAAAAAGCAAGGGGGCACAAGTTTATCTATGCACGCTTGGGCAATAGCTGTTGATTTAGATCCAGTTAGAAACCAATTAAAAGAAACAAGCAAAACGGCAAGGTTTGCAAGACCAGAATATAAAGCTATGATTGATATATTTTACAAACATGGGTTTATATCTTTAGGAAGAGAGAAAAATTATGATTGGATGCACTTTGAAATAAAAGAATAATATGAAAAACTTGGTATTAATATTAGCATCGACAGTACTTATAGCGTGTGGTGCCAGAAAAGTAAATAAAGTAGATAAAATAGAAGACAAAACAGTTGTAGAAGTTGTTACACAAAAAGATTCTATTCAAACTACAAATAAAACGGAAATTAAATACGATGTTGAGAATTACGAAATATCAGTAGTGCCTATAGATTCAACTAAAGAATTTATAGTAGAAGGTAAAAAGTATTTTAATGCTCGTATTTTAATCAAAAAGAAGAAAGATAACACTTTATACTCCAACGATAATAAAGTGTCTAAAACAAGCTTAAAACAAGCTAAAACAATAACTAAGGAACGTAAGATTGAGAAAACAAAAGTTGTAGATAAAAAAGAAGCTAAAACATTTTGGTTTTGGTTATCGTTCTGGATTATATTACTATTATTAATTATTTGGTTGTATCAAAAATTTAAAAGTAAACTGTTTTAACCTAAAATGGTAAAATATACGTAATAATACAACTATCAACTTAAATTAAATAAAATCAAATCATGACAGAAGCAATCGTAAAGAATCTTAACTTTGGCGAAGATGCAAAGAATAAGATATTCGAAGGTATTACTAAATTAACTAGAGCCGTAAGTTCAACACTTGGTGCCAGTGGTAAATGTGTAATATTAGAAGATGGAGCCGGTAGACCGGTGATTACAAAAGATGGTGTAACAGTAGCGGATAGTATTATACTATTAGATCCAGTTGAAAATATGGGTGCAACATTACTTAAGGAAGCCGCAAGAAAAACAGTTAAAGAAGCTGGAGACGGTACAACAACCGCAACAGTATTAACACACTCTATTTTAAATCATGCTTATAAACTTCCAAAAGGAACTAGTAGTAGAGAAATAAAAGAAGGTATTGAAAGCGCTACAGAAAAAGTAATTAAGTATTTAGAAAGTATTGCAATACCAGTATCAGGAGATATGATTGATAATGTAGCTACTATATCTGTTAATAACGATCCTGAATTGGGTAAGGTTATTGCAGATGCTTTTAGAGCTGCTGGTGACAATGGTATTGTAATGATGGAAATGTCAGATCTTAATGCTACAGAAATAGAAGTTATTGATGGTATTCAATATGATAAAGGATTAGTTAATTCACATTTTGTAACTAATGCATCAAAAAAAGCAGCAGAGTTAGATAATGCTTTGGTTCTTATTATTGAATCGCCAGTTGAAAATATTAGACAAATACAAGGCGTTTTAGAACACTGTATGAAAATAAAAAAACCATTACTTATTATTGCAGATATGGAACCACAAGTTCTTTCAGTAATTGCAATGAACAAAGTTAAAGGTAATTTAAAAGCAAATGTTATTAACGCACCAACATACGGTGTTAATAAAAAAGATACATTAGATGATTTAGCATTATTAACAGGTGCTACAATTATCAACGAAGATCTTGGAGACGATATGGATCTTATAACTCCAGAACATTTAGGATCTTGCATTAAAGCTGTAACAACCGATGTAGAAACAATTATTCAAGTTGGAGAATATTCACAAGAAGTAAATGATCTTATCGATACAGTAAAAAAACAATTAGAATCAGCTAAGAATCCAGCAGAAGTAATTCGCTTAGAAAGAAGATTAGCAAGATTATCAGGTAAAGTAGCTATTGTAAAAGTAGGTGCTGGTTCTGATATAGAATTAAAAGAAAAAGCAGATAGAGTTGAAGATGCAATATGTGCAACAAAAGCAGCTATTAAAGAAGGTATTGTGCCAGGTGGCGGAATTGCTTTATTAAACGCAGCAATGTATATTGGTGGATTAACAGAAGGAGAATGGGCATTACTAGATGCAATCAAAGCTCCTTATCATACGATATTATCAAACGCTGGAATTGAAATACCAATACCACAAGAAGAAGGTTTAGGTTTAAATGTTATAACTGGCGAAACAGTTAATATGATTAAAGCTGGTATTATCGATCCATTACTTGTAACAAAGTCTGCATTAAAGAATGCCTCTTCAGTTGCTACAACTATTTTATCAACCGATTGTGTAATCAATAATCTTAGAATTAATGAAGGCAATAGGTAATAATATAGTTATTTTACCCAAGAAGGTAAAAGCTACAAAAGAAACAAAAAACGGTCTTATTTTAAAAGAAAAAGACAGTGAAGATATTAGATATAAAGAAGCAATAATTGTATCGATCAGCGATGAAATAAAAGTCATTAAAGAAGGTGACGAAATATATTATGATAAACACGCTGGCCATACTATTGAATTTGAAGGTAATAAATATACAGTTATAAAACTACAAGATATAGTTGTTGTATTATGAAACGGTTAGAAGCTAGTGACCTACGTGAATCTGGTTTATTAAAACATTACAGAATAATTAGGAGATGGGCTTGTAGAAATAACGGTCTTGCTGATGCAGATTTAGAATTATTAATATATTTTGATTGTTTAGATTTCTTTACTAGACATGATTATGAGGTAGGTACTTATACATATAGTTGGGATAAGATGCGCTGGGACAGGTTGTTAAAAGAAGGGTGGATAGTGGTTTGGAGAAAACGCAACCATACAACTCAAAAATACAATATATATAAAGTCTCTTTCAAGTGCAAACAACTAATAAGTAGAATGTACCGTATTATGATTGGAGATGAAGATATACCGACAAGCGAAAGAAGAAATACTATAATGAGAGGTAAAACATATACAGACACAGTTTTACAATCAGCAATAAAGAACGTTAATAAAGATAAAACACGATGAAAAATTATTTACAAGATGTACAACCTAAAATGACAGTTGACAATTATACAAATGCATCACAAACTTTAAATCCAAAGATGGATGCAAATACAGATTTAACATCACAACCTAAAATGGCTAATCCTGCTTTAGCATCTACGCCAAGACCAATGAATCCTAATATTAAAAATAGTGGCGCACCTGTACCATTTAGTCCACAAAGTGCATCAACAATTAACGGTGTATTCGGAACAGGTATGGAGAATTCATTTGATAGAACAATGTCAAGTATGGATCCAGCACAAGAACCTCAAATGTAATTACTAAACAACAAAGATATGATGAATAATAAAACAATCGATCCACACTTAATGAAAGTAGAAAGACCTAAGGTTTCTGGATTAAATCATTTATGGGATGGACCATTAGATACTTCTGATTACCCAAAAGGTCAAGGATATAGTGGCGGGAAAAATGGTATGAGATTAAAAATGGATTGTCCTTGTGGAGCTTCTGCAGTTGGACCTATTACGCAACGTGCTAAAAGAAGATAAAAAATGACATTTACGGATTTGAAACTTTATACTCTAAACTCGGTGTCATTAATGTTAAGTATGACAGCAATAGAACCATTCCTAAAAATAACTTTGTTATTAGTATCAATAGGGTATACATTACATAAGTGGATGCATATAGGTGGTAAAAAAGAAGAGAACAATTAATATATAAACTTATGGCGTTCAAACTAAGAAGTCCATACGAAATTGATAATACTCCTATCTATCAACAAGATATGGGTGATGATATTTTAGGCATGGCTACAAATAAAGGTAGTATACTTATAAATAAAAATGTTTCGCCGGAGATATTAAAAAAGAATAAAACAATCTCTCATGAGAAAGTTCATTTAGATCAAATGAATAGGGGTGATTTAGATTACAACGATTCACATGTATTCTGGAAAGGTAAAAAATATCCTCGGGCTACAATGAAAGAGGGTAGTAAGAAATTACCTTGGGAAGCAGAAGCTTATGCAAAACAATAAAAAGTAAATATTACACGTAATATATATATTAATACTAATCTAATAAAATATATACACTATGAGAAATTTATTTATTATTACAGCATTGGCATTATCTTTATTTTCTAACGCTCAAAAAATGAGCAAAGAATTTTTAAAAGGAGAATGGACATCAAACGAACAAGCTACTGAGATATTATTTTCTCTTACGGATAAAAAAGAATTTATTATTCAAGCAGTATCTTCAACAAGTGGAATACCATTAGATGTAATAAGTTATCAAATAGTAGATAACAATATATATATAAAAACAGTGTTTAAAAAAAATAATTTTGAATCAATATCAAAATTTGTAATAGTAAACGAGGACACCATGGTAGCCGATATAGTTAGCAATCACCCTGGGCAAGTTATATATAAAAGAGTAAAAAAAAATTAAACAACTAAAAGAAAATAACAAATGGCATTTAAACTAGACCCAGGAAGAGGAAATATGGAAGCTACAGGAAGAGGCATTCCTGCTGCGTTAATGACACGCCCACCTATGCGTCAACAAAACCCAAATACAGGTGAGGATCTTAAGAAACAGGCACAAGCAGAAGCCGACAAAAAACTAAAGAAAAATATTGAAGCCAAGCCATTAGGAGGATCTGAAGATGTAAGAAAAGAAACGGGTACTGCTACTAATATAAGACTAGCTACAACGCCGGCGGAAATTGCAAAATGGAAAGCTTCTATTGGAAAGCCGGGAGCAGGAAGGTATAATCAAACTGTTACAGCAGAAGCTACAGCTAAAGGAGCAGATAAACCAAAAACCGAAACGGAAACACCAAAAATTACTGAAACACCAAAAACAAATTCAGTTAATCCAAAAACGTATTTTTTCTCAAATACAAATCAAAACTTTGGTAGTAATTCAACAGCTGGTCTTAGTAATGCTACTGATAAAGACATTACAAGTTTAAGGAAAAAAAATGAGTCAGATACCAATATGAGTAACGCTGCTTTAGGAAGTGCATTTACTACTGGTAAAAACAATTTATACTCTGAGAAAGTGCAAACTGCAGACGAAGCTAGACTTCAAAGCAGAGGTATATTGCCAGGTGATTATAATCCAGCTTCAGACGAAATATATGCCAACAAGAAAAGTTATTTATATGGTACTAACCGTCGATCAAGTCAAGAGCAATTAACTAATGCTTTAAAAAGAGAAGAAGTAGTTAATGCGGCTATGGCAAAGAAAACAGAATTTACTAAAAAACTGAAAGAAGAACAAGCTAAAAAAAGAGCGGAAATTGAAGCTAAGAAAAAAGCCGCTCAAAAACCAGCTACACCAGCACAAATGAAAAAAATGTCTCCTGCTAAAATGAAAGTAAGTAAAAAAACAGCTTATGACATTAAAGAAGCTAGTAATCAAAAATTAAAACCGGGAGCTAGAAAACATTATGCTGAGAATGCTCAAGCAGCAATGAAAAATAAAAAGCATGCGCCAAAACAAATGAAAAAGAAATCTTGCTAAATGAAAAATATATCTACAAAAGGTTATAAAAGAAATAGTCCTGATAAAAACAGAGCATACAACATTATACCAAGTGGAGATATAACAATGGAAGATGTAGATTTTCCTGTATTAGGCATAGATAATAAAGGTAATAAAAAAGTAATGCAACCAGGAAATGATTATAAGTTTCCTGGTAGTGTTGTTTTGGAAGTGCCTTTAAAAAAACAAAGCTTATACAATAAAATATTTAAAAAACAATAATATGCAATTAGAAGAAATCGCTGGTAAATTAGCTTACTTTCACGAACAAGTCCACATGATCCATTGGGACACTAGAAGTTTTGCAGAGCATAAAGCAACTGGAGCATTATATGAATTCATAGAAGGCTTTAAAGATGATGTAATTGAGAAACTAATGGGTTATACTGGTAAGAGGGTAAAGGGAATGAAAATTGATGCTATTAAACCGGGTGCTGATTGTATGGATATTGCAGATGAAATAATGAAATTTGCTGAAGACTTAATGATGTTTGCTGATGCTAATAAATACTTAGAAGTATCTAATATGGCACAATCTTTAAGTGGTGAAGCTGCAAAAACTAAATATTTATTGACGTTAGCGTAATATATATTTGATAGCAGGTGGGAGGTAAGGTATCTCACGGGTCTCATAAGCCCGCTTAAACTGGTTCGACTCCAGTACGTTGCTACTAATTATTAACAATCAAATTAAATAAAATGAAAAAAGTAGAAACAAAAACTATTAAGAAAGATCAATTAGAAAAAATCGTTGCTCAACAAAAGGACTTAAACATATTGTTAACGAACATTGGTGTTTTAGAAACACAAAAGCATTCGTTATTACATCAGGTTGCTGAAGTTAATAAAGAAGTTGAGGATTTTAAATCAGAATTGGAATCTGAATATGGTGCTATTAATATTAACCTAGAAGACGGTAGTTATACTGAAATCGAAAAGGAAGAAAGTAATGGCTAATGTCATTAGAAAAATAAGTATTGGAGCGGATTATAAAAACGACGCAATGCACTATTCAGTAAATCAAGAGGTATACGGGGGACATAAAATCTCCCATATACTATTTGATGAAGTGGATAATTCATACAATATTTATATAAAGAAAAGTGATGAGGTTATGCCGTGGAAGAAATTTAACAGTCACATGGCTATTTCAGTGGAATATGATTTAGAATACTAATGAGAAGTGCATTTAGCTTTATTGTTAAACCTGTAGGTAATAGGTATGACAATACAGTTAAAGTTGGTGATAAAGATTTAGTTGTTAACACATCGATTGAATCTTTTAAAGCTGTTAATAATATGGCTGAAGTTTTAGCTGTGCCCCTGTTTGGAACAACTGATATTAAAGTTGGTGACAAAGTAATAATACATCATAATGTTTTTAGAAGATTTTATGATATAAAGGGTAAACAAAAGAACAGTAGATCATACTTTAACGAAGACAAGTATTTTGTAGATTTTGATCAGATATATTTATATGGTGATGTTGGTAATTGGAAAGCTTTTGGTGACCGTTGCTTCATACAACCTATAAAAAATAATAACAGTTTTAGCTTAGAAAAAGAGCAAAGACTTATTGGAATACTAAAATATGGTAATAGCTCCTTAAATGAAGCGAAAATAGTGCCAGGTGACTTAGTAGGATATAAACCATACGGGGAATTTGAATTTATTATAGAAGGTAAACGATTATACTGTATGAAATCAAATGATATTGTAATTAAATATGAATATAGAGGAGACGAAGCAGAATATAATCCAAGCTGGGCACAAAGCGGTATTGGAGTTAATTAAGGTTGCTGAAGAAGCTATCTTAGATAATGGGGAAGATGACTTAGCTGCAGATAAATTAAAAAATGCCGCAGCAACAAAAAAGTTAGCTATCTTCGATGCATTCGAGATACTTAGCCGTATTGAAGAAGAAAGACAAAAATTAGATGCTCAAGATGCGAGCGAAAAAGCAAGCAAAGTTTTTAAAGGGTTTGCAGAAGGGAGATCTAAATAATGTACGAACAAAATTTAATAACCACATTAACTGACTATATTAAACCAACTATTATAAGTAGGCTTAATAAAAGTAAGAAGTGGGAATACGGATATAATAAAGATCATGATGTAATTGTTATAAGCAAGACAGGTAAGATTGGTGAAATCGTAGAGATACAAAATTTAAAGATTGCATTGCCTTATATTGAAAACGCTTACAAAAGATCTAATAAAAAAGAAGAACAATATTGGGAACAAGCTAAATATCCAAAAGAGCTTGAACGTATCAAAAGTGTATTTGACTGGAATAAATATCCAGATAAGTTTAAAGAAAATTGGTATGACTTTATTGATGCAGAATTCAAATACAGAGAAGAAGGTTTTTCTTTTTACAACAATGGTGTACCTACTTATATGACTGGTACACATTATATGTATTTACAATGGAGCAAGATTGACGTTGGTGCTCCTGATTTCCGTGAATCTAATAGAGTGTTCTTTATATTTTGGGAAGCTTGTAAAGCAGATAATAGATGTTATGGTATGTGCTATTTAAAGAATAGACGTTCAGGATTTTCATTTATGTCTTCTGCTGAGTTAGTTAACCAAGCTACATTAAGTTCTGATACAAGATATGGAATACTATCGAAGTCAGGAGCCGATGCAAAGAAAATGTTTACAGATAAGGTTGTACCTATATCAATAAACTATCCTTTTTTCTTTAAACCAATTCAAGATGGTATGGACCGTCCGAAAACTGAATTAGCTTATAGAATACCTGCATCAAAATTAACAAGAAGAAAATTAGACGCTCAAGAGCAATTAGAAGAGCTTGAAGGATTAGATACTACGATTGACTGGAAGAATACTGGAGACAATAGCTATGATGGTGAAAAGTTAAGATTATTAGTTCATGATGAAAGTGGTAAATGGGAAAAACCGGATAACATTCTAAATAACTGGCGAGTTACAAAAACGTGTGTTAGATTAGGTAGTAAGATCGTAGGTAAATGTATGATGGGATCTACTTCTAATGCTTTAGATAAAGGAGGAGAAAACTTTAAGAAATTATATTATAGTTCAGATGTAACTAAACGTAACCGTAATGGTCAAACAAGTTCTGGATTATATTCTTTATTTATACCAATGGAATGGAACTTTGAAGGTTTTATAGATAAATTTGGTATGCCTGTTTTCTTAACACCAGAGCAACCTATTAAGGGAGCAGATGATATGTGGATTGATTACGGGGTTATTGAACATTGGCAAAATGAAGTTGATGGTTTGAAATCAGATCAAGATGCATTAAACGAATACTACAGACAGTTTCCAAGAACTGAACAGCACGCTTTCAGAGATGAAGCAAAGCAATCTTTATTTAACCTTACAAAAATATATGAGCAAATAGATTATAATGATGATCTAAGAAACTCAAATGTTTTAACACAAGGAAGTTTTCAATGGGAAAATGGTATACAAGATAGTAAAGTTATATTTGTACCAAATAAAGACGGTAGATTTTTAATTTCTTGGATTCCTCCGCTAAATCTCCAAAATCGTGTGATTATAAAGAATGGAGTTAAATACCCTGGTAACGAACATTGCGGTGCATTTGGTTGTGACAGTTACGATATATCAGGAACAGTTGATGAAAGTAGAGGCTCTAAAGGTGCTTTACACGGATTAACAAAGTTTTCAATGGAAGATGTTCCACCTAGTCATTTCTTTTTAGAATATATAGCCAGGCCACAAACAGCAGAGATATTTTTTGAAGATGTATTAATGGCTTTAGTATTTTACGGTATGCCAATATTAGCAGAGAATAACAAGCCTAGATTGCTTTACTATTTAAAAAGAAGAGGATATAGGGGTTATTCAATGAACAGGCCGGATAAGATATGGAATAAGTTATCGCCAGCAGAAAAAGAAATTGGTGGTATACCTTCAGCTTCACAAGATATGTTACAGGCCCATGCAGCGGCTATTGAATCTTACATTGACAAATATGTAGGTTTATTAGAAGGTGGTTATGGTGATATGTATTTTCAAAAGACTTTGAATGACTGGTCTAGATTTAATATAAATAATAGAACTAAGCATGATGCTACTATTAGTTCAGGTTTAGCTATAATGGCTTGCAACAAAAACGCTTACACACCTGTATTTCACGCTCCAAAAGAGACTGTGTCATTAGGTTTTAAAAAATATAATAACGAAGGTTTTAGTTCAAAAATAATATAATAGATGGTTTATACTAATAATAATAGTTCTTTTCCTAGTCAGGTAGTACCAGATTCAGAGAAACAAAGCTACGAGTACGGAGCTAAAGTAGGTAGAGCTATTGAAAACGAATGGTTTAGAGGTGATAGAGTTGGAGGTGCTGGAAACAGATGGGGATCCAACTGGCAGAACTTTCACAGGTTAAGATTATATGCTAGAGGCGAGCAATCAGTTCAAAAGTATAAAGATGAATTATCAATCAATGGTGATTTATCTTATTTGAATCTTGACTGGAAACCGGTACCTGTTATACCTAAGTTTGTTGACATTGTTGTTAACGGTATATCTAGCAAGAACTACGATATTAAAGCTTATGCTCAAGATCCTGATTCAATTAAAAAAAGAACTGGATTTGCTGCTAACATATTAAAAGACATGCTTACTAAACCTTTACTAGATAAAATAAAAGGTACCCTAGGAGCTAATATGTACAGTAGCCCAGATCCTGATAATTTACCAGAAGATAAGGAAGAGCTAGAAATTAGAATGCAGTTAAGCTATAAACAAGAAATTGAAATAGCTGAAGAAGAAGTAATAAATCAAATATTAGATAATAACAAATATCCGTTAATAAACAAAAGATTAAATTACGATTTAGTTGTTTTAGGTATTGCGGCAACAAAAACAAATTGGAACAAAGCAGAGGGAGTAACAATAGATTACGTTGATCCTGCTAACCTTGTTTATTCTTACACAGAGGATCCAAACTTCGAGGATATATATTATGTTGGGGAAGTTAGATCTGTTACGTTAGAAGAGGTTAAAATGCAATTTCCACATTTAACAAAAGCTGATTTAGAAGAGATTGAAAAATATCCAGGTGATGTAAATTATACACGTAACTATTACGGGCAAGATTATGACACTTCTAATGTACAGGTATTGTATTTTGAATACAAAACATTTTCTAATCAAGTATTTAAAATTAAACAAACAGATGTTGGTTTAGAAAAAGCATTAGAAAAAACGGATGATTTTAATCCACCAGAAAGCGATTCATTTAGCAAAGTATCAAGAAGTATTGAAGTTTTATATTCAGGAGCAAAGATATTAGGTCACGAAAAAATGTTAGAATGGAAACTAGCAGAAAATATGACTAGACCATTTGCTGATACAACAAGAGTACAAATGAATTATGCTATTTGTGCACCAAGAATGTATAAAGGAAGAATTGAATCATTAGTAAGCCGTATAACAGGGTTTGCGGATATGATTCAGTTAACGCATTTAAAGATACAACAAGTATTAGCTAGATTAGTTCCGGATGGAGTATTTGTCGATGTTGACGGATTAGCTGAAGTTGATTTAGGTAATGGTACAAATTATAATGCTGCAGAAGCATTAAATATGTATTTTCAAACTGGTAGTATCGTTGGTAGATCAATGACTCAGGATGGAGATATGAACAGAGCTAAAATTCCAATACAGGAATTACAAACTTCATCAGGTAGTGGTAAGATACAATCATTGATACAAACATATCAATATTACTTACAAATGATACGTGATGTAACCGGATTAAATGAAGCTAGAGATGCTAGTACACCAGATAGAGATGCTTTAGTTGGTTTACAAAAAATGGCAGCTGCAAATTCAAATACAGCAACAAGACACATATTACAATCTAGCTTATATTTAACTTTGCGTGTATGTGAAAATATTTCAAGAAGAGTTGCTGATTCATTAAACTTTCCATTAACAGCAAGTTCATTAATGCAAAGTATATCAGTATCATCGGTTGAAACGTTAAAGGAATTACAAAACTTAAACTTGCATGATTTTGGTATCTTCTTAGAATTAGAACCAGACGACGAAGAAAAAGCACAATTAGAACAAAATATACAAGTTGCTTTGCAATCAGGTGGTATTGATCTTGAAGATGCTATTGACTTAAGACAAATTAAAAATATTAAGTTAGCTAATCAATCCCTTAAATATAAAAGAAAAAAGAAATTAGATAGGGATCAAGCAAACCAGCAAGCAAATATACAAGCACAAGCTCAAGCAAATGCTCAGTTAGCGCAAGAAACAGCAATGGCTGAAGTGCAAAAGCAGCAAGCAATTACAGAACAAAAAATACAATTAGAGCAATCTAAGTTACAGTTTGAGATTCAAAAGATGCAACAAGAAGCATTGATAAAGAAACAATTGATGGCAGAAGAATTTAACTATCAATTACAATTAGCAGAAATGCAGGTTGCTCAAGCACAAGAAAAACTTAATAAGATGGAAGATCGTAAAGATCAAAGAACAAAGTTACAAGCCACACAACAATCTGAATTGATTGAACAAAGACAGAATAATACATTACCAAAAGATTTTGAATCAGCAGGATTTGACAATCTTGGTGGTTTTGGTTTGGAGCAGTTCTCTCCTAAATAGAACAACACAACTAATTATATAATATTTTATCATGGCAGAACAAATTAAACAAGAAGGAGACTTTAAAATTAAAAAAGCTAAAGTTCCTACTATTAAACATGTATCAGCTCAGTCTGTTGCAAAAGTAGATTTAACAAATAAACCCGTAGAAGATGCCGTTCAAGAGCAAACAACAGATGAAGGCGTGTTACAGCCAGGACAACCCGAAATGGGATTGCAAGAAGTGGTCGAAGGAAACCCCGAACAAAAAATCATTACCGAACCGGTTGATGAGAAAGAAGTAGTTGTAGTTAATATTACAGAAACTACTGAAGAAGCAAAAGAACTTGAAGCGGAAGCTGATAAAGCAATTAATGATTTTAAAGTATCAGGTAAACCATTACCAGAGAATATTGAAAAGTTAATTACTTTTATGGAAGAAACTGGAGGGGACATTGAGGATTATACTCGTTTAAATACGGATTATTCTAAATTGAATCCAGAAGTTTTATTAAAAGAATATTACAAGAAAACAAAACCACATTTGGATTTAGACGAGATTGACTTTCACATGGAAGAAACATTCTCGTATGATGAAGATGAGGACGATGAGCGAGAAATTAAAAAGAAACGTATCGCTTTCAAAGAAGAGGTTGGTAAAGCCAAAAGCTTTCTAGAGGATCTTAAGAGTAAATATTATGATGAAATTAAATTAAAGTCTAATGTAAACCCGGATCAACAAAAAGCAATTGATTTTTTCAATCGATACAAAGAAGATCAACAATCAGTTGAGCAAATGCACTCAGTATTTAAAGATAATACTAAAAAGTTTTTTACACAAGATTTCAAAGGTTTTGATTTCAATGCTGGTGGAAAGACGTTTAGGTTTAATCTACAAAATACTGACGCTATTGCTGATAAACAATCAAATATTACAAACCTACTTAAGAAGTTCTTAAATGAAAAAGGAGAAGTAACAGATATGACTGGCTATCATAAAGCAATGTATGCTGCTGAAAACACTGACAGTATTGCAAATCATTTTTACGAACAAGGTAAAGCTGACGCTATTAAAGAGATGTTAGCTAAATCAAACAACATTTCAACAGAACCTAGACAAACATCTGCTGGTGAAATTAATGTGAATGGATTTAAAGTAAGAGCTATCAATGGTGTTGATTCTTCAAAATTAAGAATTAAGAGTAAATTTTAAACTAAAACAAACACATTATGGCAACAGTAAATGTTACCCCGAACTTCGGTTCGATTAAGCCGTCACAAAAGCAACAAGCTTTAGACACAAACTATTTAAACTTTACGGATCCAAGTAACGCGGATTTCGTATCATTTGCACAACAATATTTACCAGAAGTTTATGAAGCTGAGGTAGAGCGTTATGGAAACAGAACATTATCTGGTTTCTTACGTATGGTTGGTGCTGAAATGCCAATGTCTTCTGACCAAGTTATCTGGTCTGAACAAAACAGATTACACGTTGCATATACTGGAGTTAATACAGTAAGTGCTGCTGGTAATACTTTATTAATCGAAAGTAATTTGAATCCTACTGTTGCTACTGATTATGTAGCTAACGTTATTTCAAAAAACCAAACGATTGTTATTATGAACCCTGCAACAGGATTAGAGGTTAAAGCTATTGTTACTGTTTCTGGAGCGAATGATACTTCTTCTAACGCTGCAAATGGTGCATTAACTGTTGCTCCTTATACTGCTGCTACTTTAGCTGCTGCTGGATTTACAGATGGAATGGACGATTTAAAAATCTTCGTTTATGGTTCTGAATACAAAAAAGGATCTACTTTAACAGGTGATGATTACACTAGTATTCAACCTTCATTCACTCAATTTAATAACTCACCAGTAATTATCCGTAACAAATATGCTGTTAATGGATCTGATACTGCACAAATCGGATGGGTAGAAATTGCTACTGAAGATGGAGCTGATGGTTACTACTGGTACTTAAAAGCTGAATCTGAAACAAGATTACGTTTTGAAGACTATTTAGAAATGACAGTTGTAGAGGGTGAATTAGCTGCTGCAGGATCTGCTGCGTTAGCTGCTGGTAAAAAAGGTACACAAGGTTTATTTGCTGCTGTTGAAGACAGAGGAAATATCTTAAATAACTTTAGCCCAGTTGGTGGTTTAGGTTCTTTCGATAATATCTTGAAAAACTTAGATACTCAAGGAGCGATTGAAGAGAATATGTTATTCTTAAACCGTCAATTATCTTTAGATTTTGATGATATGTTAGCTGGTTTATCTGCTGGTTCAGCAGGTGGGGTTGCTTACGGTTTATTCGAAAACTCATCTGAGATGGCATTAAACTTAGGTTTCTCTGGATTCAGAAGAGGTTCTTATGACTTCTACAAAACTGACTGGAAATACTTAAACGATGCTTCTACTCGTGGAGCAATGACAGGTGTTGGTAGTTCAATCGAAGGTGTATTAATTCCAGCTGGAACTTCTACAGTTTACGATCAAATTTTAGGAACTAACATCCGTAGACCATTCTTACACGTTCGTTATAGAGCTGCACAAGCTGATGACCGTAGAATGAAATCTTGGATCACTGGATCTGTTGGAGGTGCTTATACATCTGACTTAGATGCAATGGAGGTACACTTCTTATCTGAAAGATGTTTATGTGTGCAAGGTGCTAATAACTTCGTGTTATTCACTGCTTCAGCATAAGCATAAATAATTGTAAATTTTACCCTCGTTGAATCTACGGGGGTAATTTTTACTCTTTTAATAAACAATAATTAATTATATAATATTTTATCATGGCACAAGCTAAAACTGCTGCTAAAGCAAAAACTATTCAACCAAGTACATACGTTGAACCAGAAAATACATTTGAACAAAGTGTTGAAGAAACATACACATTAGATGAACAACCAGTTGCGAAAACAAAACCGCAAACAGTGTTACCAAAATGGGAAATTAAAGATAGAACATATATTTTAGCGGGACCACACTCTCCTTTAACATATACTATTTCTTCAAGACACACAAGTAGATTCCCTTTATTATGGTTTGACAAAGATAATGGTGATCAAAAAGAATTAAGATATGCTACGAACCAAAACTCTGTTTTTGTAGAAGATCAAAAAGGAGAATCAACCTTGGGACATATCATATTTAAAAACGGTACTTTGTTTGTACCAAAAGAAAAACAAAACTTACAAAAACTATTATCATTATATCACCCAGACTTAAATAAGAAGTACAGAGAGTTTGATCCTGTTATTACTGCTGGAGATGATTTAGATGATATGGATATACAATTAGATGCAATGAATGCAGCAAGAGAAATGGATATTGATCAAGCTGAAGCAATATTAAGAGTTGAGATTGGATCTAAAGTTTCTAAAATGACTTCTAAAGAAATTAAAAGAGACTTAATGTTATTTGCTAGAAGCAATCCATATTTATTTATTGATTTAGCAAATGATGAAAACGTGCAGCTTAGAAATGTAGCTATTAGAGCTGTTGAAGCTGGTATTGTAACTTTATCACAAGATCAACGCACATTCATGTGGGCATCGAACAATAGAAAATTAATGACTGTACCATTTGATGAAAACCCATACTCAGCTATGGCAGCATTCTTCAAAACAGATGAAGGTATAGAAGTTTTTAGGTCTATAGAGAAAAAAATAGATTAACACGTAATATTAATATATAGAGCGGTGGCTTAACGGTTACCGCTTATATATTATAATAAAATAAGCAAAATGGCAATAAACGTAGATACAGTTTACAAAACCGTTTTATTAATACTTAACAAGGAACAACGTGGTTACATGACTCCTGATGAGTTTAATAAAATAGCAACTCAAGTTCAACTTGAAATATTCGAGGATTATTTTAATAATCTTAATCAACAATTAAGAGTACCGGATAATGATAGTGAATATGCTGATAGGATTAAAAATTTAGATGAGCAATTAGCTGTATTTAAAACTATAGGTAATTGTACTTATGTAGGTAATAGTGAATGGGAATTACCGACGTCATCAGGTATGGCTGTATATTCTTATAGCTTTACAACAGTTAATAATCAACCAACATATATTCTTGGAAATCAATTAACCCAAGCAAGAATACAAAACGGCTTAGTAAAAGTTTATTTTGGTGGAGTTTTACAAAACCCATCAGCATATACTATAGCAGACAATAATATAATATTAACAGCAATACCTACAACAGCATTTGATGTGCTTATTACGGTTACTGATAATGACTTTTACAGATTAGGCACTGTAATATATGATGATTCTATTGAAATGCAGCGAGTGCAAAGAAATAATTTATTATATATAAATAAATCACCTTTAACAAAACCGACTAAAAAATATCCACTATATATATACGAAGAGGAAAAATTATACGTATATCCAGAAACAATAGCCACAAACGATAAAGTTACAGCTTCTTTTGTTAGAAAACCAAAAGATGTTATATGGAATTTTACGGCTACTGCTCCTTATTATACATACTCGTATAATCCAAATACTTCACAACAATTTGAATTAATGGTTTCTGAACAAACAAATGTTATAACAAAGATATTGTTATATTCAGGTGTTGTTATTAAAGATCCGCAAATAATTCAAGTTGCAGCACAACAAATTCAAAACGAAAACATAAATTCAAAATCATAATAGAGTATGGCATTTCCAGACGGTGGTTTAATTACCGAAACAAATAGACAATATTATGCTGGAGCGCAAGGTTTCCAAGTAGAAGATTTAGGCGGACAAACGGAATTTACATTCACTTTTGACACTGAATTATTTTTAGGTAGCTGGGATCAAGATGATGCCGGTTATGCTTTAAATAATTTTAAATTATATACAAGTACAAACGGTATTGACTTTGTAGAATATTTATTAGAGTATAGATTATTAAAAAATACAATAACATTTGATGCAGCTGTTCCGTATGGTCACGTAGTAGTTGTTCAACTTAAATCAGTTGAAGGTGGTAATTATGGAAACTATGACGCTTATGGCGATACTGTAGAGAACAATTACGGAGGTTATTCTTATATTACCTTAGATGATATTATAAATAACTTTATTGTTGCTTACGTTGGATCTGGTAAGCTTATATCAGATGTCAAAAGAACTGATGTATTATTTCACGCAAAACGTGGATTACAAGAATTTAGCTACGATGTACTAAAAAGTGTAAAATCACAAGAACTTACAATACCCCCAAGCTTAAGTATCATATTACCTCAAGATTATGTAAACTATGTTAAAATGTCATGGATAGATAATCAAGGAATTAAACATCCGATTTATCCTACATCGTTAACAATAGATCCATCGGAAACACCATTACAAGATAATATAGGTCAACCAATACAAAGTAGTTATGATGACAATTTAGAAGGTTCATCTATAACTGAAGAGAGATGGAAGAAAATGAACAATGGTAAATTACTAAACTATATTAATGGGGTTGGTAATGTAGATGGTTTTGGTAATGGATGGAACAATGGTTATGATTATGGTTACTACGGTAGACGATATGGAATGGACCCCCAATACGCAAATTACAATGGCACATTTACAATAAATGACAGAGAAGGCAAAGTGTCATTCTCAAGTAATTTAGTTGGTATGTTAATTGTATTTGAATACATATCTGACGGTTTAGCTTACGAATTAGATAGTAAGATACCTAAGATGGCAGAAGAAGCAATGTATGCACACATATTACATTCAATAATATCTACAAGATCCAATCAACCTGAGTATTTAGTACAGCGTCTTAAAAGAGAAAGAAGTGCTAAATTAAGAAATGCTAAGATTAGATTATCTAATATTAAGTTAGAGGAGTTTACACAGGTTATGAGAGGAAAATCAAAATGGATTAAACACTAAAATTAAATGGCAGAAGTAAAAAATAGTTTCCTAAAGTCTAAGATGAACCAAGACTTAGACGATAGACTTATCCCTAATGGGGAATATAGATATGCAAATAACATTTCGGTTGGTAAATCTGAGACAGATGACATTGGAGCATTAAAGAATGTTTTAGGTAATAATTTACTTACTTTAACTGATAACAACGAATTTTTACCAGGTACTACTACACCTAATCCTAATTATATACCAGGATTAGAGTGTATCGGTACGTTTATGGATAATCAAAATAACCGTATGTTTCAATTTTTAACAAACTATACGGACCCAAATCCAAATCTAATAACTTTTCCAGAAGACGCTCCTTTTCCAAGTGGTATAACAGAATGGAAAATGAAAATTGCTGTATATGATTTTGATTCACCTGAAACATATATTACATTAGTAGAAGGTACATTCTTAAATTTTGCAAAAAATAAAGAATTTAAAATAACAGGAGTTAATTTAGTAGAGGGTTTATTATTCTGGACTGATAATAGAAATCAACCTAGAAAAATAAATGTTGCAAATGCTCTAACAAGCATAAATTATTACACAAATGAAACGCAAATATCTGTAGCAAAATATGCTCCTATTGATCCAATACTATTATATAGAAAAGCAACGGCTATTGCAGATGCGGATTCAGTTGGTAATGTAATTGAAATTGAAACAGAAAATATTTCTATAGTTCCTGGAATGACATTAATAACAGACGGAATATCTGGTTCAGATTTTTGTACTGTTGTTGATGTTACTGGTACAACTATAACTTTTTATGAAAATCTTCCTATAACAGTAGCAAGTGGTGCACAACTAACTTTTTTAATTTCAACTATGTCCGATAAATCATCCGTGCCCACATGGCCTGGTGATCCCGCATTTTTAGAAGACAAATATGTTCGTTTTAGTTATCGTTTTAAATATGATGACAACGAATATTCGTTAATGGCTCCATTTACACAAATAGCATATATCCCTAAACAGAAAGGTTATTTCATAGCCGGTAATGAAACAGACGCTTACAGAAGTACAGTAATAAACTGGTTTGAAAACAATGTAAATAATATTGAGTTAATAGTTCCTTTTCCAGACAAAATAGGCAATCTTACTAATAGTTATAAAATAGCAGAGATTGATATTTTATATAAAGAATCAGATTCTACAGCTGTAAAAGTTTTTGAAACATTACCAATAAGCTCTATAAATACCGCATTAAATACTAATAATAATTATTATATACAACCATACCAATCACAAAAACCATATAAAACATTACCTGAAGATCAAACAGTAAGGGTCTATGATAAGGTTCCAGTAAGAGCGAGAGCTCAAGAATCAGCTGGCAATAGAATAATTTATGGTAATTACTACGATAAATATACTTCGTTATCCTCTATAAATTATAATATATCCGTACAACCAAAGTCAACAAACAAAACAAATTTTATAGAATATCCAAATCATACATTAAAAAAGAATAGAAATTATCAAGTAGGTTTTGTAATAGCTGATAAATTTGGTAGACAATCACCGGTTATTTTATCTTCAAGTGATTTAACTGGTCTTAGCATAGGTGGTGGCGAATACGCAAAAGGGTCAACTGTTTATTCAAGCTATGAAAATTCCATTTTATTTGAAGACGTACGCTCTTGGTTTGGAGATGCCTTAATATTATATTTAGGTAGTCCAATAGATCAAGAAAAATATATACCTAATGGTCAACCTGGTTTGTATGCAATACCTACTTCAGATTCAGGGTTTGCAATTACGACATCAACAATAACAGACACAACATATACATTTACATTAGATCCGCCTGCTATAGGAGGAACTGCTAATATTATACCTCTTCCCGGAGACATAATGAGAGGATTTTATACGGATTATGTAAAAGTAATTAGTGTATCACCAACGCCTATAGCTCCATATTCTGGTTCTTATACGGTAACAACAAGTGGTAGAGTTAATGATATATACTTATATGTTGATCAAGGAGGAGATGTAAAAGATATTAAATTTTCTTACAAATACAATCCTATTGGATGGTATTCTTATAAAATAGTTGTTAAACAACAAGAGCAAGATTACTATAATGTATATCTTCCAGGAATGCTAAATGGTTATCCTAAAAATCAAACTTCTGGATCGCAAGTTGTTTATTCAGGCGCTGGTCCAACAGCTACATCTACATTACAAAATGGTATAAATACAACTCAATTTCCGGTTAGTGAAACGGGCAATACAGCTCACATTGTATTAATTAATGATAATATTAATAAAGTACCAAGAGATTTATCAGAAGTTGGCCCTGACCAAAAGCAATATAGGAGTAGTGTACAACTGTATGGTAGAGTAGAAAATACTAATGCTACATTAGAAATAATAGGTGATGATCCTGATTATTCTGCTAAAGTAACAGTAATAAATTATACTGTTGGACCAGGCTTAAATGAAGATTGGGTATTAATAAAACCAGGGGACGGAATACAATGTGTAGAAGCCAACGCCCCCGTGCCTAATGATCCACCTTTAGGAGGAACAAAACCAAGTCCATATAGATGGTTAGGCAATACTGTTGTTGTTTCTAACGAAATTGTTGGTACCACAGGTACTATAACAATATCTTCTCCAAACTGGATATTAACTGGGTTAGCAAATCAACCAAGTGGAGATCCTTATGTTACTTTTATAATTACACGAGCAGAAAACGTGCAGTATTTTCCAACTAGAAAAGCAGATACCGTTACATCAATTGCTTCAGCTGATGAGTTTAATTTTTTAGATAGTTCTGAAGATAATTTAAGTGGCACGGCTGGATTGAATTTTTACCAATTACAAACAAAACCTTTAATAGGCAGGGTTTCTACGGTAAATGAGATTGGAGTTATAGCTTCTGATATGATTCCTTTTTTAAGCGTATATGAAACAAGACCTGAGCAAAGTCTATTAGAATTGTTTTGGGAAACAGCAACTACAGGACTAATATCTGATTTGAACGCAGATGTATTAACTGGTTTTAATGGTCCTGTAAGTTTTGGGGGTGTTAATTATACTCATTTTGAATGGCAAAATCCTAATGGAAACAGTGATGTTAAGGGAGAGGAAGATTCAAAATACATAACTGATGAATTTTATGTTTTAAATCAAAACGGTACTATTATATCAAATACAACAGTTACTATTGATACAATTTTTGATGGAAGTGGTGTTAGTAGATTAGGTGATTTTGGAATAGAAGCAACTAATGATGGTACGAATAATTTGTATAGATTGTTTATAACACCAACATCTACATTTGTATTTAATAACAATGCTGCTATAAAGGAATCTTATGCTTTTACATTTAATGTAGTTGATTTTTCTGATCCAGAACAACCTATTTCATCAACATTAACTATAAATGGTAAACTAGGTAATAATGCACCCGTTATAACAACAACAGAAGAAAATTATAATATAACACAAAATACAACTAGTTTTGTAACATTAGAAGCGAACAATGGAGCTTTTTATGATTTAACACCTACTCCTCCACTCCCTGTTATTCCGCCTTTTATTACGGGTTTAAAATGGACTATAGATAGTGGCGATCCTGGTTCTTACTTCCAAATAGGCGAATACAGTGGCTTATTAGAATTAATAGACGATCAAGTGCCTTTAGGCATATATAACTTAGTAATAAAAGTACAAGATGCTGTTAATACGTCTACTGGTGAAATTTTACCAGTTGAAGGAACAACTTTTGGTACTAAATCTGATACTATTACTTTAAGTGTAAACGTTGGAGATGAACCTGTGCCGTTTTGGTTAAGGCCTGAATACGAAAGCACTCTTGCTATAAACGGACAAACCACCTGCGGTGGTGGAACTGACCCTTATGGTATGATTTATATAGGACCTAATGATTCACCAACTGATGCTTATATGCCAACAATTCCTGGATCTGGCGGTATATACCAGTTTGTTGAAAACGTAGAAGTTAAAAACGCAACTGATTTTGGTGAAGGACCTATAATACCAACAGGTTTAAGAGAAGGAGAATATAGAGTTAAAATAAAATTAGATGTGCCTGCTCCAGAACTTTGCAATCCTACCTTAGGTATTGCTACAATAAGAGCTGAAGCGGAAATATATTTATATAAAAGACCGTATATTTCAGGTACGCCAACAGCTTGGACACAAGCCAATAATGAAAATAACTTTGGAAATCCTGCTTATAAAATAGGACCTTTAGTTGTTACGACATTCGACGATGGGGGGACTATTGTGTACGGCCAAGAACAAGCATTAACAACTTCTTTTACTATTGAGGCAGAGCCTACACTATATGAGTATGCTATTGGTGTAAAAATAATAAATGTACTTACAAATACACAAGGCACATATCCTATTGCTAGATTTTATGGTGAAGATGCAAATTATTCTTATACACAAACGTTACCTGGACTTTTAATACCACTAACAAATGACTACACATATTATACAGGAGTAGAAGAATATGTTGGAAATTATCCATCTGGAGTTCCTTATGAAACACAAGATGCTACATTAGGATTAGAATATAATTCACCAGTAAATGGTATAACATCGGGAACAATTGGTATAGGAAATTCTACAACAGAAGTCATTCTAACAAGTACCAATAACCAAATTGCTCCAGGTTTATTTTATACATTTAATTCTTCTTCTGTGAGTAGTTTTACAGGATATATTGCTGCAATAAATGTTGATGGCAATCCAAATAAAATTGCTTTACAATTAATTAGCCCATTTGCAGGTACGCCAGGAAGTTTAATAGGGGGTAATTTGAATATTGAAACAGAATCGGGTAATGATAGTATAGGAGCATTATATGCAAATACGATAGAAGGTACTGAAATAAAAAGATTTTATACAGATACTAATTTTACACAAAAATGGATTCCGCCTGTTGCCAATAGATTTTATGTATTTAGAACAACAAAAAATTATGATCCATATGCAACGGGAAAATATACTGCAACCCCTTTTTATTGTGCTAAATTTGATGCTGACGGGGAAATAATAGAACAAATAGTTCCTACTCCAAATTCTCAAACAGCTTGGGTTGGACAAAATAGTGCTAATTCAGGGCCATTGCCTATTGCAAATTATAGTTATAATGTGTATTATGAAGCTCCATAGTTTTATTAACGTAAAATACTATAATTAAACTAAAAAAAACGAAAAACATGTGATTATATAACTTATGGCGGCAATATTAGAATTAAAATACTTTAACTCCTTTTGGTTAAAGAAGTTAGATACGATAGTAGAAGTAGAAAATACAACAGCGGAATTAGAGTCTGCTGTTGTGGATTCTGCTACTATAATTATAACGGAAGCTAACGAAAATATAGGAGTTGGTCAAACAGTTAGTTGGGACGGAGCACTAGTTCCTAATCCTTATATATACAAAAAAACAAGTGCTACTGAATTTATATTGAGTGAAGTGGTAGATATTGATGATGCGGAAGTATTAACATTTGGTCCTATAACAGATTTTACTTATGTCCCAGCAGCTTATGATTCATCTCCTTTAACGGATTGGTATGTGGAAGAAGCAAGAATTAGAGGGGGATATAATAATACGAATGTAGACTTAGGAGTTAAAGCCTACATTGTTGAAGATAATATTAACCAGCAGCATAGACAAAACTCTTTAATATACTCAGGAGTATTTAACTCAAGAACTGGGGTAAATAAAACCAATGAATTTTCTGTTGGTGAAGATATAACAAGAAGTTTAGATCCAGCAAATGGTTCTATTCAAAAATTATATTCAGAAGATACAAACTTAATTGTATTTCAAGAATTTAAAGTTAATCAAGCTCTAATAGATAAAGATGCTATTTACTCAGCAGAAGGACAACCAATGACAACATCTGGAGCTCAAGTAATCGGTCAGATTCAAGCGTATGCTGGTAACTATGGTATTGGTACTAATCCTGAAAGTTTTGCTGTTTATGGCTTCCGTAAATACTTTGTTGATAGAAATAGAAATGTAGTATTAAGATTGTCACAAGATGGTATATCTGAAATATCAGAATACGGAATGGGTGATTTCTTTAGAGATAATCTTTCTGAAATTGGTAATGATGGATTTATCTTAGGTATGTGGGACATGCATAATAAAGAATATGTTTTATCTATGCAACCCATTAATGGAACGTACAAAACATTGGCATTCGACGAAGACGTTGCTGGTTGGACAAGTTTCTTTGATTTTAAACCAAACTGGGGTGGAAGTTTAAGAAATAACTTTTACACATTTAAGAACGGAGAAATATGGAAACACTATTCACCAGGTAATAGTGGATGGGGTAGATTCTACGGTGTTACTTATGATTCATCAGTTGAGGTTATATTTAACCCTGATGTATCTTTAGTTAAGACTTTTAAAACAATAAATTATGAAGGAAGTACTGGTTGGGAAACTTTATCGTTTTACACTGACTCTGATATTTCAGTTCCTATATCTAAAGCATCTTATACAACGACTCTTGCTGATTTAGAATTACAATTATTTACTAATTCATTCAAGAGAAAAGAAGATAAATACTTTGCAAATCTTATTAATATCACGCCTGCTTCAAATAGCGAAGTTGTATGGGGTAACTCAATGACAGGCGTTAAAGGAACAACAGCGACGGTTAGAATGAATTATTCAAATACGGATTTACAGAAGAGCGGAACACTGTTTGCGGTATCTTCTGACTACATAGATTCATCTTACTAAAATTTAATTAAATGAATGACAAATTAGAAACAAAAACCGAGAATAGAATAATTAGCCAAGACTATATTGATAAGGTAGAACATTTAGAGCAAACGTTGCTAGCAATGAACGATCCCAATGTAGCTAAGGGTAATACAGATTTGTTTCCATTAAAGCATTCATTTTCACACGGTGTATACATACGGGAGATGTTTATGGAGAAAGGTAGCTTTGTTATTGGTAAACTTCATAAATTCTCCCATACGTGGTTTTTATTGAAAGGTGAATTATTAATATCAACAGATGAAGGATCAAACCATTACGTAGCACCTTGTTATGTTAATGCACCTGCTGGTACAAAAAGAGTTATATATGCTGAGGAGGATTCTATATTTGTTAATGTACATCCAAATCCAGATAATATAACTGATACAGATGAGTTAGAAAATATTCTAGCGTGTACATCTTACAAAGAATATGATGAATATAAACTATTAAAAGAATAATATATGAGTATGGTTGTTGCAGGAATGCTAGGCAGCGTTGGGGCATCTGTTATAGGTGGACTAATCGGTGGTGCGCAGGCCAAGAAAAGAGAAAGAGCTGCTAATGCCGAAAAGGCTAGACTAGGAGCAGAACTTATAAGCTTAGAAAACAGCAGACAAGCTATCATTAATCCTTATGAGACTACTAAAGATATGAGTAGTATTGCGAAGGATTTATCTGGTACATTAAGTAATCCATTCGCTAACTTAGGAGTTGCTACAAACGCGGCTAAGTTCGAAGCGGAGCAAATTGATGTTTCATTAGCAAACACATTGGACACATTGAAAGATACAGGAGCGGGAGCAGGAGGAGCAACGGCTTTAGCTCAAGCTGCATTAAAAGCTAAGCAAGGTATATCTTCTAATATTGAATCTCAAGAAGCTAACAATGAAAAAATGAAAGCACAAGGAGAAGCAAATTTACAAGAGGCTAAAATGCAAGAGAAGCAAAGAGTGCAAGGTGTACAACTAGATGAAGCCAGACGTGTACAATCTGCAGAAGCGGCAGGCAAATCATTTATGTTTGGTGCTCAAGAAAATAGGGAACAACAAAAGATAGATAGGGTTGCTGGTCAATTAGATGGAGCGCAAGCTAGGCAAATGCAGGCACAAGCAGATAGAACAGGAGCTTTAACCGGAATGATTAGTGGAATAAGTGGCTCTTTAGGTAATTTTGTAACAGCAAAGGCAGGGATGCCTAAAGTAGGATAATAAAATAATTAATAGAAATATATGGGAGCGTACTCAAATCCACAAGTATTAGTAGATACACAATCAGGACAACATTGGAGAGATTTACAAGAAAACATAAATGCTACTTCTAGACAAATGACCAATGCTTTTGTTGAGATCGGTAAAAAAAATAAAAAGCTTAAGGAAGGCATTGACATAAATGTAGCAAAAGCTAGATCATTTGCTAATAAAGCACAAAAATTAAACCCATCTATAAATGTACAAGCAGCATGCGAACCACTGCTTGTTGAATACGAAAGAATACAAAATGATATAGAGTTCGGCAGAAGTAAAAATGTAGCACAAGATCGTTTAAAAGAACAAAACATATTAGCAGCTATTGAAGAAACTCAAGGATTAATACAGAACTTAGGGTCTTTAGGTGAGGGTTATGCTAAAGGGGTATCTAGCATGGGAATGTCCGGTGGATTATCTCCTCAAAATGATCCATCACTTATGCATTCTATAGCGGTTGCTTCTAATTTAGCTCCAGGAAAAATAGAGCTAGACTATGACTTTGAAAACAATTACAAGCCAAAAGTAAAATTTTATAGTGGTATGATGAACGAAGGTGAGAATGAACCTTTTGGATATACGGAACTAACAGATTGGAAAAGTAGTGATCAAATAAATAAGATGTTAGATGAAGGAGGAGGATTAAAAACAATAAAACCAATGACTGGTGTTCTTGAAAATTTAATGAAAAGTAATCCAAGTGTGTTTGATGGCAAAGGTAATTTATTAAGAGATTATACCACTTCTGTGGAGCAAACTAAGAAGGAAGTAAACAAATCTACTGTAACAAATAATAAAGCTGATAAGGACGTTTATACAGTTATTAAAAAGAATTATTTGGAACCAGATGCTGAAAAAGTAAAAGCTGCTTTATCTATGCAAATTGATGCGGCTGTAGCTGGTTTAGCTAAAGAAGGTAGTATTCAAGCTATTTATAATCATTATGTAGTTGGTAACGGAGATGATCTTGTGGATTTATATACTGATTTATCACCTGAACGCACTCAGAAAGTTAGAGATTTTATTGCAGATGCTTTAATTAAAACTATACCTAAAACAGAAGACGATCAATCGCCTGAAAGAGTTATAGAAGAAACTAGAAAAACAGAAGCTGTTAAAACAGGTGGTGGAAAAGGTGGTACAACTACACAAAAAACAAAGGAAAAAACATCAAAAGAAATATTAAGTGAAAATCTAAACGGTAGTTATAACTCACCTGGCTCTCTATTTGATGCTGCAAGCGGTTCTAACAGAGTAAAAGTAGGAAGCGATGGCAAACTATATAAAGTTGATGAAGATGAGGATAAGATTAGTGAAAAGCCTTTAACTTTAAAAGAAGCTAGAATATATTTAGGTTTACCAGCAAATGGAGTTTTAACAGTAAAAAAATAATTAAATAATACTATATGGCTAATTATACAAACAAATTAGGAGATATTTTTACACAAGAAGATATTGAAGCAGCTGCTTTAGAAAACGAAGTAGATATTGATACAATTATTTCTAGCAACGAATTAACTATGGATGGAGAAAAGCCGGGAAAGCCTCAGGGTGCAACTGCAAAGAAACCGGTAGTTGCACCAAAAAAACGAAAATCGGTTTTACCATCGGGAAATACTTCATCGGGTTGGAATACTAAAGCTCAACCAAAATTTGGTGTTGAAGCCATTACAGAAACTTTTCAAATAAAAAAGAAAGCACAAGAAAAAAAATCACCAACTAAAAAAGTAGAAGAGCCAGATTTTAACGCAGCTGGATTAAGACTTGCTGCTCAAAAAGGAGAAGCAGACCCTAATGCTGTGCCTGGTAGTTTTGGTTATCCAACATTTAAAGCGGCAAAAGAAAAAGAGGCAAAAAATGCTTTAGCAAAAGAAGAAGAAAAAATTGCATTTGATGCAAGAATGTCAGGTCTCGCTTTAAAAAATAATGATGAAGCAAAGAAATGGTATGAAGATGCAAAAAACGCTGCTAAATTAACAGATGAAGAAACGTTAGGTTTAGACGAATTTGTAAATTTAGAATTATCTAAAAACGGACAAATAGAAAGAGTAGATGCTTCACAGGGACAAAATAAATCACTTATAGCAAAAGGTGGGTTTAGTTCAAATGTTGACGGTGTAGTTGATCAACCATACCAAGCATTTCCTGAACAAGTAAAAAAAATAAAAGATAAATTAAGATCAGAGAATGTACTTAATAAATTCTCAGAGGACGAAATATTACAAAAAGCCGCAGGATTATGGAAGGTAGAACAAGCTAAAAAGATACAGGAAAGTAAATTTAGAGATGCTTTAGAAGAAACTACAAATATAAGTGAAACAGCTAAAGAAATAGTAAACAATTACACTGTAAAAACCAAAGGTAAAGAAGAACTTGACTACGTAAAAAATTCTATTTTTAAAGATGGTATAGAAAAAAGTATTGAAAAAAATATAAGTGATGTACAAAAAATTGATAGTAAATTAAAGCCAAAAGATTATAAGTTTAAAACGCAAGAAGAAATAGATACTCAAAACAGACTTATAACTGAACGAAATAATTTGATTAAAGACTTAGGAGATCTTTCTGAATTAAGAAATGAGACTTCTAAAAAAATAAGTGCTTCTTCTAAAAACATAGATGACTTAAATTTACAAAGCGATATGTTTAGTAGAGATTATTCTTGGTCGGGCGTAGGTGATAAGATAGCTACTAACTTTAAAATGATGGCAAATGATTTATTAGGGTTTGCTTCATATACGTATCAACCTACAGAGATGGTATACGATGCGTTAAACATCAAAGAGATCACAGGAATTGAAAATCCATTCACAGCTATAAGCACCGCATTGTCAGAAAATAAAGCAAGATATGAAGAAGAACTTACTTATAATTATGCAAAACCAAGAGAAGGCGGAATAGAAGCAACCTTTGAAAAAGGAAGTGATTTATTAATATCTCAGGCTCCAAATTTAGCATTGATGATATTAACAAGAGGTGGCAGTGTAGGGGAACAAGCTGTGGCAACAACATCTAAATCATTATTAGCCAGAACCGGTAAATTTGCTAAAGACTATTTAACTCTTAATCGTCAAACAGCAGCTATGGGTGCAACCGCAACAGGAAGTAAATATCTTGACATGGTTAATGAAGAGCGAAATGGGTATTATACAGAAGATGGTGTTTTTGTAAAACCCAATTATAATGCAATGCAATTAATTGTTGCTCCTGCCGCGTTTGGATATGTTGAAGGTATTTTTGAAAAGTCTACTGGTAAAATATTAGAAAAAGGTAAAGGGTTTTTTGTAAATGCTGCAAAAAAGGAACCTGGAAAATGGTTTGATTTTGAAGTGGCAACAGGTAAAAAATTTGCCAAACAAGCAGGTATAAATTTAGGAGAAGCGTATGCAGAAGAAATACCATCTGAGTTATTTACTACTGTTGGTCATAATATACTTGATAAATTTGTACTTGGTAAAGAGGTAAATTTATTAGATAATACTGGAACAACAATAAAAGATGCCGGTTTTCTTACAACCATGCTAGCCGGAGCTCCTTTAATAGGTGGAACTATTATAAGACCATTTATGAGTAAAACTACTGCTCAAAAGCTTAGTGATAATGCTAGAGGGCTAGCTGCTATATTACATGAACTTGAATTCAACAAAGATTTATCTAGTGTACAACAAGAAGCATTAGTTAAAAAAGAATCAATATTAAAAGCAGAAAGTACTAATTTATTAGAAAAAACAATTTCTGATATTGATGCAATGCCTGTTGATACATTTAATTCTATTAATAAGTCAGTTTCTAAAATAGCAGATTTTATAAATAAAGCTAATGCTATTAATGAATCTGATTCAAAATCGAAAGAAGCGGATTTAGAGGTACTTAAAAAGGATTATATTATAGAGCAAACCAAATTGAATACATTGGCAAGTGGCATTGAAAACGTTAGAACATTTGGTCAGCCATTATCTCCAATAAGTAGAGCACAATTAATAGAATTAAATTCCAAAAGAGTAGAAGCTTCTTTTAATCCTGATCTTAATAAGTCAGAAAGAGATACTATATTAAAGAAGATAGAATTACAAACAAAAAATATTTATAAAAAAGAGGGTGTAGATCTAGGAGAGGCTAGAGAAAAAGAATTTCAAGAAAATCTTAATGCTGCAAAAAAATTAGGTGAAAGTGCAAATGTAGAGGTAATACTCGCTAATAATTTAACGGATGCTAGAACTAAATTAAAAAATTTAGTAAAGCAAAAATTAGTTACAGCAGAAGAAGCAAATATATCTGGATTTAAAGGTGCGGATGGCGGAATAATAACAAATGATACAACCGGGAAAAGTTATATTGTAATAAATAAAAAACAAGCAATAGCAACTAAAGCTGTTTCTGTAGGTTCACATGAATTTCTTCATAAATTAATGGAAAAAACATTAAGTAATGTTGACACTCAAATTGAATTAGGAAAACAGTTAAGAAACTATTTATTATCTTCAAACCCAGAATTATATTTGAATGAAAAGGTTTTAATTAGACTTGAGGGTAATTATGGAGATAAAAGCGAGGGAATTAAAAATGAAGAATTATTAACAATTTTTTCTGACGCTCTTTTAACTGGTAATGTAAAATATAATGAATCATTCTTTACAAAACTAGGCGATACTATTAGAAGATACTTACAGGATTTGGGGTTAATTGACATAACATTTGATTCAGGTAGAGACGTATTTAACTTTATTCGTGATTATAATGCTTCTATACAAAAAGGAGGAACTGACAATAAAGCAATAAAAAAATTATTTTCTTCTGCTGCAAAAGGTAAATTAGTTTCTGAAGCAAAAAAAGGGCCAGTATCGCCTGCCTTTTCAAAATCTATTGAAGAGAGAATGGAAAAGTTAGATTTACAATTGTCTAACAATGAAATTGATTGGGACAAGTATGAGTCTGAAATGGAAAAACTTGAACAAGAAGAGTTTGAAGAATCTAAAAGAACATACGAAGAAGAGAAAAAAACAGTTAAAAAAGAAGTAGCTAAAAAAGATATAACCAAAAAAGAACCAACTGAAATAAGTGAAGCTGCAGCAAAAACTAAGGCTAAATTAGATGCAATTGGTAATGATCCTAAAGGTTTTAATCCAAATAATCCAGCAATCTACGATGAGCTAGACAAAATGGTAAAAGTAAAATCTAGGAACTATAGAACTTCTAATGGTACAATCATTGACCTTACAAATAAAAGTAAAGGTGGTTTAGACGGATTTAATATGGAAGAAATGACTAGTTTTGTAACAGTGTCAATGCTCCCTTATATAAAGAAATTTGATCCTTCTAAGAATGATAGTTTATATGGTTATATAAATGCTCAGTTAGCAAATAGAATGAAGGCAGCTTTAAAGTCTGGCCAAGTTGCTGATGTAGTATTTACAGAAGACGTAAGCGAGATGACTAAACTTTCTAATGAAGAAGTTGAAGTAAAAACTCCTTCATTACCGGAAAGAAAAAGATTTCAAAATATTTTAGAATCAGGAGTGTTTAGCCCAGATGTTATAGAAAACGTTCAAGCAAAAATATTACCAATATTAAGAACTTTAAAATCTAAGGTAAACGAAAAAACAACATTAAATAAAACGACTGCACCTATAATTAATGAAATACGTACAGAAATCGGTAAGCAAGCTGATATTGACATTAAGAAAGCAATGGGTGGGAAAGAAGATCAAGTACTTCAAAATTTCCTTATAACTAATAAGAAAACAATACTTGAGAACCTAACAACCACATGGTTGATGGGTAAAGACAATGGAAAAACAGTTTCTGGTGGTATGCCTTTTGCTATTCAAAAAAGAGTAAATGGTAAATGGTTAAACTATCCTGATTGGGTAGGTAAAAAAATAGACCGTGAGGCTGTAACAACTGATTTAGCAGGTAGAACATCTGGTACTGAATTAGCTAGAAGATTACCGGAAGTTAATAAAAATATTTCTACAGAAGAATTTTTATCTGCAATTATAGACCTTAAAAACGGAGATGTTCTTAGAGGTAGAAAGGAATCGCTTGCTAAAGCATTAAGTGAAGAGTTAGCATTTGATTTAATTTCAGATGACATGGCTAATGAAGGACCATTGTATAAAGCATTAGAAAAAAATCAAGAAATATTAGGTGCTGAATTAGAAAACCTTACGGTTCAAAATTTTGATAGATTAATAGAAAGAGGAAATATTAAATTTTCTTTAAGTGCAAATCAGATAGGTGATTTTAAAACATTGATAAGTCAGGCTTTTGTAGAGATGCGAAATTCTAACTTTAATGGTATAACAAACAAACCTTCTAGTAGTGCTTATAAACTAATTAAAAAATTAGAGGAATTAGAAGGTGGTGAAATAGATGAAGTGATTGCTTTATTTGATAGTGCTGTAAAAATGTACAAAAAAATGCACTGGAAGTCTTTAGAAAGATTTATTGGTGAAGTGTTAAGAAAAAAGCTTTCAAGTTCTTTTAATGTTATTAATTATGGTTTAAGTAATGCTTATTTACCGGACATAGTAATAAGACCTAAGAATATAAAAGGTAGAATTATACCTGAGGTTGTAATAGAAATAAAAAAATCAGCGGATAAAAATGTACCAATAACTTCAAGTACAGGTAATTCATTATTAACAAAATTTAATAAAGGATTATTTGGTAAAAAAGGCACAAAGCAAGATCCTAACCCTTTATATGATTCAGCTGAAAAAGTTGTAAATTATATTTTTGGCGATAAAAATAATGTCGCTGATGGAAAACAAGAAAGTTTCTTACAAAAAGTGGTAAGAGAAGAATTAGGTATAACTAATGCTGAAGTTAGCAAAAAAGCTGGGAATATAAAATTAACACCTGAGCAGGCTATTGAATTGCGCAAAAGATTTGGAGCTTCTGTTAAAGAATCTAATAAATTAATAGGCGGTAAAAGATATGTTAAAGAGGGCAGTACTTTTAAAGTTTCTGTTGATTTTGCAAAAGCATTAAATAAGGCAAAAGCAAAGCCACAAGACGCTATAATTATAAGTGATAGAGTTTTTGATTACTTTAATGGTTATACAGAATTAGATAATTTTGCAAATACATTAGGCGAATATTATAATGAAAGTGACTTTTTCCAATGGACTGTAGAGCTGCAGGTAAATGGAAATATATTATCAACTAGAGGCTATTTAAACTTTAATCAAGACAATCTTGAAAAAATAAGTAAATATATAGAATCAAAGGGTAATAACTTAAATGTTTTATCTAAAAATAATATTGAAAAAATCCTTAATATTAAGTATTCTATACAAAATGAAAAAGCTGCATTAAATTCACTTTCACCTATAAAAGAAAGTAGATCAATATCCACAGTATCGGATTTTATAAATGCAAACAATTTAAAAAGAATTGATGCAGAAACCTCATTTGATGTATTAAATGATCTTAATAAAGAAATTGAAAACTATTGGGGTATAGTACCAAATGATGTTATCGTTAAAATGGGTAGAGCAGTTGACTATGCTTTTGATGTAATTGAAGATCGTGAAAATGAAGGTGGGCCATTAATGGCTGCTGTAAATGATGCTTTAAACTTAGAAACGATTAAGTTTGCTGAAAAACAATTAAACGAGTTTATTGAAAATAACATACCAAAAGATCAAAAAACAATTTCTAAATTTTCATTGACTTCGAAAAGAGATTTGAAGTGGGAAACAAATTTTGGAGTAGCCTCTACTGACTTTAAAGTAGGTAAATATACTTATACCATGTATATGAGCTCCATAAAAGAATATGGCTTGCAAGAAGATCCTCTATATAATAAAGTTTTTAAAAATATAGCTGATGATTTAGAATTACCATTAACTTATTTAGTAGATAATAAGAATATACAATGGTTTAGCTTTGAAGAAAAAAACCTTGGCCATAATATATTAAATACAGGGAATGCTTTTGAAGTATTAGGCATAGTTACAAACGCTCTAGCTGATTATGCTAATAAAAATAATTTAGAAGGAATTGCTTTTGAAGCAAAAGAACCTAGTCGCATTAGGCTTTACAATACATTAGCAAATACAATTGGTTCTAAACTTGGATGGACTTATAACACAGAAAACTTAAATAATGAAGATAAAGCAGTAGTATTTTTACTAACACCAGCAAAAAATAATACAAAGGGCACAATGTATAGCAAAACATTGGATTTTGAATTCAATGATATATTAGAAAGAAACACAGGTGTTGCAGCATTTACAAAAGTATCTGATGTAGTTGCTAAAAGAACAGGTATTAAGAAAAACACATTATCATTCTTTGTACCACCTTCTGCTGATGACTTTAGAGGTTTAACAACTTATATGTTTGCTGGTAAAGGTAAACAAGGGGAACAAGATCAAGAATTCTTTGATAAAAACTTAACTGTACCGTATGTAAAAGGTATTAATACTTTAGATTCTGTACGTCAGTCTATTAGAAAAGAATATAAGATGTTGCTTAATAATTTCCCTGATATTAAAAAGAAACTTGAAAAGTTAACGCCAGATAAAGGTTTTACTTATGATCAAGCTGTTAGGGTTTATCTTTGGTCATCAACCGGTAAGGAAGTTCCTGGTTTATCAAGAACTGATAAAAATAAATTATTGTACTTTGTAAAACAAAATCCTGATTTACTGGCTTTTGCAAACGCATTGTCAATAACCGGTAGACAAGACGGTGGGTGGATTGATCCGTCAACAACTTGGGATAGCGAAACTATTATATCTGATCTTCACAATATTACTGAAGGTGCTGGTAGAAAGAAATATCTAGAGGAGTTTATAGAAAATGCTGATGCAATATTTACAAAAGAAAACCTAAACAAGATACAATCTATATATGGTACAAATACAAGAGAAGCATTAGAAGATTCTTTATATAGAATGAAGAATGGTAAGAATAGACCAGAAGGTACTGACAGAGTAACAAATACTTGGATGAACTGGATTAATGGTTCTACCGCTGCGATCATGTTCTTCAACACCAGATCAGCGTTGTTACAGACTATATCGGCAATTAACTTCCTAAACTGGAATGATAATAATCCATATATGGCAGGTAAAGCTTTTCTTAATCAGAAACAATACTGGGCTGACTTTGAGATGATTATCAATTCCGACAAATTAAAGGAAAGAAGATCTGGATTAAAAGCCGATGTTACTCAAGCTGAGATTGCTAATGCTGCAAACAGTGCTAAAAACAAATTTAACGGTGTTATATCTTATTTACAAAAAATAGGATTTACACCTACCCAAGCAGCGGATAGTTTCTCTATTGCAGTGAGTGGTGCTACATTCTATAGAAATAGAGTTAACACATATTTGAAAGCAGGTAATACTGTACAGGAAGCAGAAGAAAAAGCATTCAATGATTTTTCAATCATAACGGATCAATCAATGCAATCCGCTGATCCAATGTACGTTTCAAAACAACAAACGACTGCATTAGGGCGTATTATATTGGCTTTTGGTAATACTCCAATGCAATATAATAGATTGATCAAAAAAGCCACGTTAGACTTAGTTAATAAGCGTGGAGATTGGAAAACAAATGTTTCTAAAATTGTATATTATGGAGCTTTGCAAAATATATTATTCTCTGCATTACAATCTGCATTGTTCATACCATTGGGTTATGGTGATGATGAAGAACCTGATACTTCTAAAATGACTAAAGAAGAAAAGAAAGCTTATGAAAAGTTACAGAAAAAGCAAGAGGATAAAATAACAAATATGGTTAACGGTATGGCTGATACTTTATTAAGAGGATCAGGTGTATATGGAGCTGCTATTGCGACTGTAAAAAATACAATAATGGAATACTTCAAACAAGAAGAAAAAGAAATGTTTGCAGATCATGCCTATACTGTATTAGCTTTAACAAGTGTATCACCGCCTATAAGTTCAAAAGCAAGAAAACTTTATGGTTCAATTAGAATTAGTAAGTTTGAAAAAGACGTTATTGCCGAAAGAGGTTGGGAAGTTACAAGAGATGGTAAATTAAATTTAGCACCCAACTATAGAATACTAGGTAATGTAACAGTAGCAACTACAAACTTACCATTAGATAGGGTTGTTGAGAAAGTTAATAACATGGCTGAAGTAATGGATTCTAGAAATACCAAATTACAAAGAGGCGCATTGGCCTTAGGTTGGAAAGATTGGGAACTTAACGTGAAGAACGAAGAGAATGAAACCATTAAAGCAACTGCTAAGGAAAAGCGTAAAGAAGAAGGTATTGAGAAAGCTATTGAAACTAGAGCAGAAAACAAAAAGCTAGAAAAAGAAAAGTATAGAGCTATGTCTGTTGGTGAAAAAGCCGCTTATAGAAAAGAAATTAAAGAAGAAAAAAGAAAACAAAAATTTCTTAAAAGAAAAAGAAAAAGAAAAATGGGTTAATAAAAGGAACTAAGATAAATAGGCACCATACCTAAAAGTTCCAATAACCAATAAAGGGGATTCACATAACGTGGTCCCCTTTATTAATTTATATGGTTATTATATTCGATTTATATATAAACTATAAATCCAACATCTTGTACCTAAGTAACTATACAATCTCACAATTACCTCCTCCGCATGCTGCTGAATCAGTAAAGTTAGTGTTATCTTGTATTTCCACTACTTTTGATAGATCAACATCTTTTAATGTAGACATCATTTGTTCATAGACTTCTTTAGTACAATCCTCAAATGGAGTTTGTTTATATGTACCACCATTATACGGTAAAACAGATAATCCATTATAGTACTCTTTGTTTGCCCACATCCATTCACCTACAATTTTCCATTCATCATCTCTGACAGAAACCGTACAAGATACATTATGAGTATTGTTTCCTTTCTCATGACCAGTTTTAACCCAGTCTTTAGATATAAGCTTTACTCTTTCTAATAAATCTAATGTAGATTCATATCTTGTTATAGCCCCTTCTGGTGCTTTCTGAGGGACTGAAATTACTGATTGTAATGTAGGATTAAAATATTCATCTTCTAACAGTTCTGGATGATTTATTGCAAGATAAGTATATATTGCTTCATTCTTACCTAATCGCATTCTTCTAATGTAATAGTCGTTATGCCACGCATGGATTCCACTTGAGGTACCAAGTACCAAGGAAGTTGTTCCGGCAGGCTTAACTGCGGTGGTCCTGGCTGCAGCGTTGATATTAAGAGCTTTGGCTGTTTCTCTATTTGTTTCTTTAACGACTTCTGCTGCTTCTTCATAATTTAATTCTAGATTTGATTTAGACGCAATGCCAGTCATTGACACACCAAGCAATGCATCTTTTTCTGTGTTCTTTCTCCATATATCACGAAGGTAATGGAAGTCTGAATACGATGCTTGCAATGTACCTAAGAATGATGCTGCTGAAGATCTTGCATTAAAATCTTCTTGACTTTCAATATTAGACATATTAATTTCTGTTAAGTTACAGAACTGATATGGTCGTAAAGCAATTTCACAACAAGGATTAGTACCCCAATCTTTATCATTAGTAAGATATATTCCGGGTTCGCCTGAGCCAGATGCTTCAATTCTCTCCCAAACTTTGTCAAAGGTTTTCTTATCAATTTTATGTCTTAAAAGTACTACTGAATTATTTGCTCTACCTCTTTGAGGGTTATCTTCCCACCAGCTACCAGCTTTACAATTTAACATTGCCGTACTATCTAAGTCAAATAATGAGATCATTGCTGCTCTTCTAATTCCGCCGGCTAAAACCGCATCGGCAATATGACACTGAATATCATGACATTCAATATCTGTTAATTTAGATCTATCTTCTTTCTCACGAAGGATAGCTTCAATCTTAACCAATGCTAATCTTAACGGCTCTGGTCCTGGTGCTTTACCTCCAGCTGTTACAAGCAATGCACCTTTTTGTCTAATATCAGAAAGATCAAATTCAATATGTGAAGTTAATTCCCCTGTGTATGATTTGAACAATGTCTTAATTGCATCAGCCCAACCAATAATACTATCCTGGACAACATAACGTTTCTTACGATCGTAGTTTGGTTTTCTTATTTCAGGTAATTTATCAATGTTGTGATTCTGGACTGAATACCCCACACCAGTTCCGCCAAGAAGTAAAAACATAGTTTCAGCAAAACTACGGATATTATCAACAGGCAAAAAAGCACAATTATAAATGCGAGCATTATTGAGTTCAATAGCTTTACCACCAAATTGTAGGCTTCGCATCGAAGGTAAAACTTTTTTATTGAAGACAAAATTTTTGTATACTTGTTCAATTGATTCTTTCATTTGTGGAAACTTCGACACGTGCATCTCCATATTCCTGGTTACTAATTCTTCCCACGTTTCTCTACGTTCTTTTGCTGGCACATACTTTGCATACTTTGTGTATACGGTAATATCACTTAAGATCTGCTTATCTAGGCTTAAACTCATATTAATCTATTTCTAATTTAGGGGTTACTATTTCTTCATCTACTACTTCAATATTCTCTGGTCTTGCTTCTGCACCTTCTTTTACCTTTTCAGCTAACTTTGCTACAGCTTCATCATAATCAGGCATAAACCTAATTGTTTCAAATGTACCTGAAGCTAATGTCTTTATGTTTTGGTTTTCTTGTAACAGATATTGTACAATGTTAGTTAATGAAGCTATTTTATTCTTCATTCCGATTAACTCGTTCTCTTTCATTCTTTTTAGTTTTAATTATTAGTCTTTACTTATTTCAAGTGATATATCAAAAAATGGTATATATAATACGTGCATTAAAGCATCATCATATTCATATACTCTATATCCAAATAGTATACCTGGATATACTCCAATCTCTAAAGACCAGAAGTTTCTGCCTGCATTTCCGTTAAATGTCATCTTTCGTTTGTTTTGGGTTATTAAACATCTCTATTGTTTTTATTAGTTCTTTATATCTTATTTTGCCAAACGTTTCAAATGACCACATATACCATTTTTCGATTTGTCTATCTGCATATCTTTGCCTTGCTAATCTTTTTGTTTCAAAAGGATTAATCGTACTGTCTCGTCGCATTCAGAATTTTTTTGAGGTTTATATAAGGTTCTTGTATCACCATTATCTTTCATGTGCTTTTTAAACATTTTCCAACGTAAAGGAAATGAGTCATTAGCTCTGCCTTTAGTTTCTATAATAAAACTTTCACCTTCAAAATCTGGTGTGTATTTCAAATTAAGTACTTTCTTGTTACCCCTATTTATAAAATCACCTTTGCTATTAGATTGCCTTTCAAAACAATCGTTATCAAAATTAAAAGCAGGTATTAGTTCGTAAGTTTTATACTCATAATGAAATTTTATACCAGCATCTTGCAATGCTTTGTACATATACTTTTCAAGACCGGAAGCGAAAGTGATGCCATCATACACCACTTTCTTTGACACAACTGGTCCTTTCTTTTTAGTTCTCTTCATTCTTCTCTATTCTTCTTATTACAGCATCCATAAGATCTTCTGAATAAACTTCTTTAGCTTTCTGTAAATAAAGAACAGCATCCATTAATTCTTCTTGTAAATGATTAAGCCATTCAAAAATTCTTGATTGGTCTTGTTCTAATGTAACACCATATTTTTTGTAACCTACATCAGATCTTGAAATGAATTTATCTACTACTCGTTCAACTACTGGGTCTCGAAACTTAATACTTTTTTCTGTCATACTATAAAGTTGTTTTAATTGTTACACCTGGATATGGATTCATTTTTATTTCATTTGAATTATATGTTTTTGAAACCGTATCTTTAACAAAAGATCCATTAACCATTTTACCTGTACGGTTTTTAATAACAGTATATGCTGATACAACACAATCTTCTACTTTTAATCCTTCTATTGCAGCTAAGTTTGTTAATACAACCATCATATCACCAATAGCATCTATAAATTCTTCTCTATCATTTTTAAGTATTGCTCTTGCTAATTCGCCTGCTTCTTCTTGTAATTTAACAAATTGTGTTTTAGCATCACCGTTTCTATATAATCCGCGTTCATCAGCCCACTCTCTTATTAAATCATAAACATTTGGTTGTTCTTTTGCTGGAGGTGCTAGTGTTTCTTCTATATGCTTAATAGGATTAAAATTGGTTGCTACGGCTTCATGTAAGGCTTTATTATATATAAAGCATCGGTTAGGATTGAACATTGAAACTTTTACATTATTCATTATCCAGGTAATCAATTCTTTATTTAATAGATAATTACCAAATGGAGTTTCAAAAGTTAATCCAATTGCATCGTTTAATTGTCCTTTTAGTTTATTCACTGGGCAAGGAAATGTTGTTGTTTGATCTGTTACATTTAATTTCATTTTATTTGATTTTTTAGGTTTATTAATTACTTTTTTATAAGAATCTCGATCTACCTTGTAGCCGTATAAACGTTGAAGCTCTGATTCTCTCTTTGATATATAATCTATATCTTCAGATGCTTCCAGAACTTCGTATTCTCCAATCTTATAGCCTTGCGCTATAGTTACTCTCTTATTAAGATTACGTGTAACTCCTATTTTTTTAGTCGGAATGTGATAAATAAAATACATAAATTTGATTTAAACGGCTACTTTTGCAGTAATTACTGGGCCGTGATTATAATTAATTAGTTTTAACTCATTTAATTTATATTCGTATGTTGGTTGTACATACATTGGTTGTTGTAAATATTTATCAACAGCTTCTATTTGATTATCATAAATGTGTGCATCAATAATCTGTACCTCTAACAAATTTGGTTTATACTCCGTTAATGTTGCTATATATAAAAGTATTTTAGTAAACAATGCCATATCATACGGGATGCCTAAAAATAAATCTCCTGATCTTTGTAATACAAACATATTAATTTTATCACCTTCTATAAAGAATTGAAAATATAAATAACAAGGTGGTAATCGCATTTCTTTAATTTGTGCAGGATTCCATAAACTAATAATATGTCTTCTACTGTCTGGCGTTAATATTATACTTTGTATTAATAATTGCATTTGATCAATACCTTGCCCATTAAAGTCTCTCATCTGATAACCATATACAGGACCAAGATCTCCATTTTCATCTGCCCAAGCATCCCATATCTTTACGCCAGCTTCTTTAAATCGTTTTGTATTTGTTTCCCCATTCATAAACCATTCAAATTCTGTATCAAATGTTTTTTGAAACATCTTTCTACCTGTTATCAAAGGAAAATGTTTTGAAACATCAACTTTTAAACTAGCATTGAATATTGATTTACTACCAACTCCAGTTCTATCAGCTCGTTTAGTACCTGTAAGAATGCATTCTTGCAATAGATCTCGATATTGCTCTTCATATTGTTGCGTCATATTAGAATAGTTCATAATTAATAATTTGTTTTGGTTTCTCAATTTCTTCTTTAATAACTTTTTTAGGTTCTACTTTCTTAATTACTTCAACGCCACTATATTTGTCATAATAATAAGTATAGAATTTAAAAAGCTCTTTCCATATTTCTACTTTCTTATAAGTTAAAGGACTCTGTGTTACTTTACTATTGTTTGTAATAGTAAGGTACCATTCTGATGCATTCTTTGCTGTTGGTGAAACAAATATTTTATTTTTTATACACCAATCTTTAGCGGCTTGTTCTCTGTCATTGGGTGCATAGTTACCCATATCAACAGTTTCTTTCTTTTTAAATCCACTACCCATATATTAAATTTCCCAAGGCATTTTATCATTAGAAGTATCAATTGGTATATGAGGAATAAAGCAACCACTTTGACTTTCCCATTTAAAATGACATTCAGCACCATTCTCTCCAAGATTTTGAAACTTACATTTTAATACTTTAACCTTAACAGTTTTATCTTCATAGTTTCTATGAACTAATAAACCATGATAAGAAGCATCATACCATTCACCACCACCCTTAATATTATACATAGTAGGTTCTTCAATATTACCTTTTGTATCTTTATACATTTTTGTAGGGTGAGCTACAATCATAACAAGTACATCATACTTTTTAGCAAAGATTTCAATCTTACTTAAATATTCTAATGTATAAACGTTTACATCTCCAGAAGCATCGTTATCTCTTACTTTATTAAATGGATCAATAACTAAACATTTGATTCCTTTGCGTTTAACAAGCTCTGCTCCTTTTCTAAGGACTGAATCTAATGTATAACGCTCCATATCAATGAAAAAATAATTGTCATTAACATGATCAGCTACTTGATTCCACTTTTCAGATTTAATATCTGCTACTGTAGGCATGCCTTGCCATGTTTTACGCATTAACTTGTGAGCATGCAAATATGTTGGGGTATTCTCAGGTGAAGCATAAGCTGTTTTCCACCCATACTTTTCATTATACCCAATAACCATTTGATCTACGAAATCAGACTTACCAGAAGACGGTATACCGGTAACAGTAATGAATTGACCAGTGTACGTAGAAAAAATATTATCAAAATTATCCAAGCCAACTTGGAAACCAGGTTTGAATCCGTTTCGAACAAAGTCCGTAACTTCATCTTCAATATCTCTAAAAGTTGTAACATTTTCTAAAGGAACAGGTTTAGATCTTGAAATTCTTTGTGATAGAGCTTCAGGACCATATTTAAGTAAATATTCATTTGCATCTTTGCAATCTTCAAACGATGCGATATAACAGATTTCAGAGCCTAATCTTCTAACTAGCTCTGTTTGTAATGCTTGACCAGCAGGATCAGAATCAACCGCAATAATGATTCTTTCTTTATCATCAAAATAATCAATACAATTATCTAAGTATTCAAGATTGTTTGTACCTAATGTTGCTCCATTTGGAACAGATATTGCATTAGTTATTCCTGCTTCGTGTAATGCAAGGACGTCCATTTCACCTTCAACAATAACACAATACTCATAACCAACAATACTATTTATATTATAAAAAACTTTTTCAGCGCCTTTATATAATTTAAAATTCTTTTTACCGTCTCGGTATTTTATGTTTATTAATTGATCGCCAACAAAGTAATTGAAATGTATAGCATTTTCAGTTTTGCCAGTTTGCGGCATAAATTCTTTACCCTCAGATATTCTTAATTCTTGTAATGTTGCTTGTGATATACCTCTATCATTAAACCACTTTAATACTTTTTCATTATAAGGATAATCTAAACCAGAATCAATAACCGCATCTCTCTCAGGTTTAACATATACTTTTTCACTTTTACCTTTGCGTTGATAAGTATGAAGTTGAAATGTTTTAGAACAGTTATGACAAGTACCAATACCTCGTTCCCAATCATAAGAAGCACATTTTGCTTTTTCATTTTTAGGCTTTCTATCAGGTGAACACAACGGACAAATACCTTGCGACTTCCCTTCTTCAAGCTTGTATTGATTGAATTGGTCAATCAAGAAACCATTTATCTCAGTTGTTTGCATTTAGTATTTAATTTGATTGTTAATAATTATAGATAGAAAAACCCCAACTTGTGGGGTTTAACTAAATAAATTGCATTATAATTTTAGAATGGTAAATCATCTTCTGGTGCTGATGGTGGTGCATATTGTTGTGCTACTCCAGCATCTGTTCTTGGTGCTGCTGCTACGTTTGTACCGTCAGTCCATACAATTTTTACATTACCTAAGTAAACTTTTGGTGCTTTACTTTCTCTTTCTTCTTTTGATTGTTCTACAATCATTGGTCCTTGATTACCAAACTGATCAGGTTCGTTATTTAATGTAATTGTGATTGGTAAGTATTTTCCCTTCTTACCATCGATGATCTTGTTCTTTGGGATTTCATTTAAGTTGATGCTCGCTTTTATTATACTAGCCATAAGATTTAATTGTTTATTAATTAATAATTATTTTGTTTTTGTTGTATCAATTTGTGTTGAATCTACTGTTGTAGAATCTGTACTCATTGAATCAGCTGCTTTGACCGTGTCTGTTGCTGGTGCTTGTTCTGTTTTCTTGTCATTACAAGATACTAATAACGTTGTTACTGTTGCTAATGTTAAAATTACTTTTTTCATGGTTTTAAAGGGTTTCGGTTATACAATAATTTTTAATATCAAAATTCTCTGTTTTGTGGAATAATCTGTAAGCTTCCACTGCTCGTTCTACTTTGTCTTTACCTGATTCTAAAAATTGTGGTGAACAATCATAAATACCAATCTTTCTAGACTTCTTATCAACAGCTATAAATACCATGTCCATATTAAAATATGTAGAATAAATATATGCTTGACTGTCATAATTATATTCTTTTGCTGAATATCTAAACTTATCAATATCAGAACATGCTTTAGAAAATATATTATATGATGTTAGCATGGTTGATTTAGAAAAACCACCACCAAACAAATTGCGTAAGATTATATTTAAAGACAATACAGGTTTAACAACGTCTGAAAAACTATCAATTGTAGGACATATAATTGGTAAAAGTAAAAAAGTAACTGAATCTGATATATATGAAGCAATGATTTACATGCATGATCTATCGCAGAAAATAACAATAAAGAATATTGCAGAGCATTTTAAATGTTCAACGAGAACAATACATCGCAATATGAGTAATGAACTTAAAAAAGAAAAAGAATTATTAAATAAACAATTATGAAAAGTTATAACTTACAAAATTATTTAAGATATAAGAAAGATGTTATTGCTGGGCAACCAATTAATAAAGCATGGAGTGAATATACCAGAGATGAATTGATTAACAAGTTTTTACCATTAGTTGAAAACATATCTAGAAAATTCTCTACCTCACAACAAGCAGCAGGTGTAATGGATATTACAGATCTAATACAAGAAGGAAGTTATGGATTAATACAAGCAGTTAATAGATTAGACTGGACACAATTAAACGATTCTAAGGACATAGAAAAAACATTAAAGTCATTCTTATCAAAAAGAATTAAAGGCTCGATTAGAAGAGCATTAGACATCAATAGAGGCAATATAAAGCTGCCAGAACATAAATTAATTGAGATCAGAAAAGATAATGGTCAAAATAAAGAGATGGTTGCAATGTTTTTTAATTCTATATTCTTAAGCATCGACGAACAGCTTAATGATGAAGACGAAGAGAATATGTTATACCAAGTCAAAGATGAATCTGAACCGTATAATATATGTATTATGAATGCTTATCTCACTTCATTATTAAAAAGACATTTGAATCAAGAAGAATACGATGTGTTAAGATTAAGTTACGGTTTAGATTGTGATAAACATTCCGCTGTAGCAATTGCAGAGAAGTTAAACTTCCAAGGTAAAAGTTCTTATGTTAGAGTTTACGAATTAAAAAAGCAAGCAATAGCTAAATTAATTAATAATGTCGATTCCTCGCAAGTACTTGATTTTCTTTAAGTTAAATTCAATAAATGACTAAAAAATAATAAAAATACGTAATTATATTAATAAGAACATTAACAATTAAATCAAATTATATGGCAACAAAAACGAATGAAAAAGA